TCAGCTGTATTGTCCGTATACACTGTCTATAACATCCGATGTTTTCGTATTTTCTTTACGCCCCTTTATATAGTGTTTTAGCGTCATGGCTGCGGTAGTGTGACCTGCTGCAAGTTGTGTTTGTTTGATATCTTTTGTTACATCATAAATATCGGTCAATACCGTTGTTCTAAAACGACTCGGGGTTATTTTTTCTTCGAAACCGATATCTTTTTGTATTCTCTCACACATCCTTTTCACTTTTGTATAAGAGTATGGTGATGGGCCACCTATTATAAAATCATCTGGATTTCCATCGCCAAGTTCTTTTTCCGCTTTTCTTGACAGGCTCATACTTCTGATGCTTGATACGGTTTTTGGTGTTTTGATTTCCGGCAAATTTCTGGTTGGATGGGTTACCGCTCGCCTTACATGCAAAACCATGTTTTCCCGGTCAATATCGCTCCATTTAAGCCCCAATACTTCTTCCAACCTCAGCGGATGCAATGACAATAAGAGCAAAAACCGTCTGTCTGTCATATTTTTAACCATTCGCACGTTTTTAATAATTTCACGCATCTGCTCCAATGTGTATTCTTTTCTGAATTCGCTTGACGCCCCCGTTATTCTGATTCTTGATGATTGTAAGGGGTTCCTCTCGATTAATCCGTCATCGATTGCCATATTAAATATCATGTTAAGAACCTGTTTCACTTTAAATTTTGATGCTTTGGATACTTGCATAGAATTAAATAGTTTTTGTACGTCAGACACAGAAATATCAGAGATATTTTTTTCTCCAAATGACGGAATAATATACTTGTCAATTTGTCTTTTGTAAGTAACCTGAGTAGAAGTTTCCACGTTTGGCTTACAATATACATTGAACCATTCGTAGGCATAATCTTTTAATGATATAACCGTATTGGTAAATGGCTTTTTATCAGCCGAAAGCTCCATGATCCTGTTGACATACTCCTGCTCGTTTTTGGCAGTAATCCATACTTTTTTTCCGTTTATCAAAACTTCTCGTTTTATTCTTTTTACAGCCATTTCGGATTTCCTTCCAAATGGCACACAAGCATGTATTACGTTTTCAAGTTTCACATGGCCTCATCCCTTCATAGAAGATCATATTATTTGTTATTTGTCAATTAAAATGCAATAGAAAAAAGTAACGGCGCGACCCAAGGGAGGCCACGCCGCTTTTATGTCAACAACCCAAAGAATTATCAGGTGGATGGTCTGATGTCAACATCTTTCGAGCCTTGTATTTTTCTCTCTCTTCCGCATCTTTCTTCTTGGCTTCAGCTGTTAGCTTCTTTTCTCCAGAAGAAATTTGCTCCAGATCGAGTTGTTTCCACGCAGCTCTGAGTGCATCCAGAACGATATCACTATCAATATTAAACCCACGATCTTTAAGTTTTTCGAGAGCAAGTTCCCATTTATCTTCTCCCGCGTATCTCCCAATAAGTGCTTCTACAGCGTCAACAACAATTTTGCAGGCATCTACAAGCCCACGCTGCTCCAACCATGGTTTTACATAATTCATCCAGACCCTTCCCAGAACAGCAGAGATAATAGACGCCAGCACGAAAATAGCCGAAACGACCAGCTGAGTCCAGTCTACGCTTTCGATGATCCCCTTTTCCTCAGCAATAGCCAATAGGGGAAGGGCAATCAATACAATGAAAGTCAGAATACAGGAGAACAGCAAAACAACCCTTTTGTTAGACATTTTCTTCACCTCTTTGATTTTAATATAATATTTAGTGCTAAGTATTTCTACATCATAATGCATCACCGTACCTTTTCTGATCCGGAGGTTTATCCGGAAGCCTCATGATTTCTTCCTCATAATGCTCTGAAAGATGATTTCTCCCTTTATTTCTGTAACTTTTATGCATCTTGCAGAGCATTTCTTTCTTAGCCCCAGTACACCATCCTCTTGATGTATAAAAATCTTGAGCCTGACTTAGACGTTCGTACTGTAGATCCCCAACATCGTCTATCAGACCATCAAGAGAATGATTGATCCTATCGAGAGAAGTTGTAACTTCACGTTGAAACTTTTTTCGTTCCGAAATCTCTTCTTCACGCTTCTTCTTGCGTCTATGAATTCTATTCTTAACTGGAGTGAAAAATATAAGGCTAATTAAAGCAAGAACAGCAGTTACAGAACCCGCAATCCTTCCAGCTTCATTTATCAAATCCATAATTTATTCCTCTTTTCATCCGTTTGTAATAGAATCCAGAATCGCGTCCATTGTCTCCTGAATCCCATTCAACTTATCTATCACCTTTTTTTCGTATAAGTCGGTTTCTTCGCAAACATCATTATTAAAATTTAAAAATTGACTCATCATATAGCCAATTTGTCCTGATGGAATCTTAATTTGTGCCCATCCACTTGCGTTCTGAATAACATCTACAATGGTACCGACAGGAACTTTCGCCAGATAAGGCTTATCCGTAGAAGGAGTTGGTCTAAGCTTAACTGGGTTTCCATCGGCACTTGTTACTGTGGCTTGAGTTACATCCATCGGATTACATTCCTCTTCTTCAACATATTTTACCATTTTGAGCTTTGAAGCATATGCCCATTTACCCTGTTTGGTGTCTACAACGATTCCGTTTTCAGTGTCGCTTTTTGTACAGTGAGTTATATTTAGTGGTTCGACTGAAGTCACTATACCGACGTGATAATAATCCATGATATCACCGGTATAGCTACTCCCCCCAAGACGATATTCGTCCGGAAGGTCGTAATCTTGGTCCATTGGTCCGCGTGCTTTGAATACAACCCAACCAATCTCGAGATCCTCCGCCATAACATTACGAATGATTGACTCTGATTCAAATCTTGCAGTATAATTGCTTCCGTGTTTACCTGGCCATTTTCCGCCAGCTCTGCGTATACCACCAATTACTAGCCCAATACAGTCGCACGTTCCGTCCGACCCATCTCCTCCGGAACGATAGGTTGGAGATTCTGCTTTTATTGCGGAAACGCCATTTAAAAAATCAGAAACACAAACCATGTCAATTGTCCCTCCCCGCTTTGCACAAGGACAGCGCAAGCAACGTCAAAAACGTCCCTGCGAACACGCTGACCGGAATCCAAACCCAATGTACCATGATATCAGCTCCCTTCATCCGTATAGCCGTACTTTTCCAGCACCGCCAACACCTCGTCATCCAGAACTTTTTTGATCTGCCCCGGAGGAAGTGCCAGCAGCTTCCCCACGATGATGTCCATGTCGGTCGCCTTTTCGCCTTCCTCCGCGCGTTTTTTGTTGAAGGCAAGGATTTTGGCACGAAGTTCTGGCTTCATTATTCCGTCACCCCCGACAAGATCATGTCGAGTGCTTCCTCGAGGTCCCCGGTTTTGATTTCTACAGCGTCCACGCGGTCCTGCAGCGGAGTCACGGGTTCGGGCGGCACATAGTCCGCGTCCATTTCCTCCGGAGTGCGCTCGCGCCATTTCGGGTCCTCGTTAGGCACGTATGAATATCTGGGGATGCCGCGTTTGTCGTATTTGGGTTTTGGGAAATAGTTTCCTTGCGCGTGGTGGTATCGATCGCCGGCGCCCTCGTCGATCTGTATCCAGTCCGTGGTGTCGGGCAGGAATGCGGAGCTGTTCACATCAACAATTCGGTTTTCGGAGTCAACAAAAACATAAACTTGATATTGATCCACTTCTAAATACCCCCGTCACAAATCAGATGAAAGCCTGACATCCCAAACATATACATATGTGCCAACAGAAATTGGTGTATCGTTTGATATAGCTATCCATAATAAGCCATCCGAATCAACGATATACGATATGACATCATATGTCACAGAAGCATCAATCGACGTAACGCCACTAACAGAACATGTCGGAATGGATCGCATCGTAATATCAAAAACTCCACCCAAGACCGCTACGGCATTAGGATAGAAGCATATGCCAATCAACTGTTTATTTGTCACATTAAACTTGCGCCAGTAGCGCCTGCATTTTAGATATTCGGTAGCTGCGTCCGGCGCTTCCCACGGAGGAAGGGTCTTGGGGGTATAATTACCTTTTATTACTCTAGCATTGTTTACTACAAAGGACCTATTTGTAGTAAACACGACCCGAACAGTATTATATCCGCCATAGTTCGTTACATAAGATAAATAAATATTGTTTGTCTCTTCTCCGATTTTGCCTGTACCCCCTGTTACCGGCAAAACTATGTTATCTCCATCAACAGAAAAAATGATAGTATAATCTTCTCCAGTAGAAAGTGGAGTTTCTATTCTCTGCTGCATACCAGCGTAATTTCCTTGCTCCACTGGAGTCAACGATATACCGTTATCCACCAAAGAATAAGTAACGTTATTTAAGTTCGTTTGATATGTCATCCATCGGTCAATAAAATAAGTTGATGAGTCCGATAGCGCGGATGTAACGCCCCGCTGGTTTACGGGATTAATAAAATTCCCATTATCCAGCAAATTCCTGCGCGGCTTATTAGACCCCAGCCACTCAAGGCTACCGTCAGACCCCAACCCAAGCAAGACCACCGTGCCGTTGTTCTCAGTCTTGATGGCACGGTATCCCTGTGTATGAAGTTCGGCCTGCTGCTCCTGCGTCATATCCTCAAGCGCTTGAGCAGTACACGGATAAATAAAACCTTTCAATTTCGATATCGCGTCTTTATTAGCTACAATAAGATCTTTATATTCGTTTGTAAAATCGTTTGTGCTCAAGTCTTTACCAATAACCTTATCTACTTTTGTAGTATTTAGTGCTCCGACAGAATCCTGCAACGAGCCTATTGCGTTTTTATAGGTATCAGTAAAGTCGTTTGTGCTAAGCCCCTTACCCGATACCTTGTCTACCTTTTTTAGCAGATTTGGCTTCAAGATATTGTTCCAAAAATGTTTAAAATTCTCAGAATTCATATACTTTGCCATTATAAACCACCTCCTATCGTCATACACATATTGCATTTATTTCATCGTTCGTCATTGACTGTACGTCAATTCCAATAGACCCCTGATCCTCCCAATCTTCTCCGTTCCATCGGTAAATGTTGTATGGTGCCGCCGTACCAACATTATACATATCTCCAATCTCTGGATTCGGAACCCCATCCCTGAGTTCTTCAAGGGTAGAATAGGCCTTCCCTTTAATGGTAAATGGAGCGCCTTGCTCGCCCTGCTTAAGAGAAAACACCATTTTGAAATGACCGTTTTCCGTTGTTAGTTCTACGTTTGATTCCATATCCGGACCAACATCTAAAGACGAAACCGTAAGTCCTTCTATCAGTTCAGATGCGGTATCTGCCCGTGTAGCCGCACGATTTGCATTGTTCGCTGCTACATTTGCGTCATATGTGGCGGTAACACAGGAATCTTTCGCTTTATCGGCATTACTCGCTGATGTATTTGCTCTGTCCGCAGCCGTATTAGCATTACCAGCAGCAGACGAGGCTCCTGTGGCTGCAATTGATGCCGCATTAGCCTGAGCATTTGCGTTATTGGCGGCAGAATCGGCAAGTTGCGCTTTGCTATTAGCGTTGCTCGCAGCAGAAGACGCAGAGCTTATTGCTGTATTTACAGACAAAGCCGCCTGATTCGCTAGATTTGCTTTTTCGGTTGCGTTCTGTGCTGCCGCTACAGCGATTGCTGCGTTGTCGTTCGCTGTTTGAGCCGCTTCGTTTGCTGATGCAGCGGACGTTTTTGCTTCGTTACTGGCCTCGCTGGCGAGTGCTGATGCGGCATTGGCAGATTCAGCCGCCGAATTTGCAGAAGAAATAGCTTCATCCACTCTTTGTGCGGCGTTATTTGCTGCATCAGCGGCACTAGATGCACTACCTGCTTTCTCAGTTGCATTTTGAGCTGCCGACGATGCTGCCGACGATGCTGTATTAGCGCTTTCTGCAGCAGAGTTTGCCCCCTCTGTTGCAAGAATAGCTGCTTCTTTGGCAGCTATTGTTTCTGTTTTTAATTGAGTTATATCGGCTATAGCTTCTTGCGCAAGGGTTGCTTGCTCATTCGCGTTGTTAGCGGATGTCTGCGCGGAAGACGCTTGCTGGTTTGCATTATCAGCTGCTGCGTCAGCTAATGTCTTTGATGCTGTAACATCGGAATAGCATTGTTCGATGCTATCATGTATCGCATCCCGGACTTCTATTCCGTACACTGCACTTTTGATCTTTTCAAGGTTTTCGGCAATGGTAGCCATATGGATCAACTCCATTTTGAATTATTTTGGGGCTGTGGTCCTGATATATCCTGTAAGAGAAGGTACTTTTTTCCCGTTTATGGTTTGAGAGCCAAGGTAAACTTCATGGTAATGTGAAATGAGAGGATGGGAATGGCTCGGAAGAGAAGTAAGGAACCCTCTGCTGTTTACCCAACTTTCAGTTGCAACAGTTCCATTGCAATACATGCTTCCTGCAGCAAGCCGTCCGTCTACTGACATGCTCCCATAAACAGTCACATTTCCAGTGGCTGTTATGGTACCAACAGTTAAATGCTGTCCTCTCATCCAATCGACATTCGATTTCACGGCATTAATCTCGCTGGCTACAAGATCGTCGACATAGGTTTTGTCTGCTTTTAAACGGATCTCATTAGCATTAAGTGAGATTCCAGATAGTAGTTCGTCTTTGGTATTTCTGATCTCTATACCAAATGAATCTGCCTGTTGTGAAAGTCTAGAATTGAGTCCTTTTACCTCGTCGGCAATGTTTGTTCTTATCCCAGCAGCAGTTTGGGTAATTGTAGAGTTTAACTTGTTCACTTCATCGACTACTTTTGCTTCAATTTCATCAGCTTTTATTTTTAAAGAAGCGTAATCCTTCTCAAGATCGCTTACCCTTGCTACCGCAGCTTCGATCATGTTGTACTGAACGGTTATCTGACCGCTTTGTTCGCTTATTATTTGATCCTGATCGTCAACGTGCTTCTGAAGTGATTTAATATTTACCGAATCTGTATACGCATTAAGATCGATGCCTACTTCGTTTAAAAGATAGTCTTTGTCTTTAAGAATCTCTTTATATAATGCTCCAAGGGATACTTTTGCAATTGAAGGATCCCAATCTATCCACGACTTTTCAAACTCGTCCAATTCTTCTTCCGACTTTTTTCCTCCGCCTCCCGCAGCAGAAGATGCAGCTTCAGAAATTGCCGAAGTGGTAGACATGACATCTTCGCGATATCTTTGGGTAAGGGTCTGAATCGGTTTTCCGAAAATATAAACTGTGTTTTCCGGTTTTTCCAAATCATATTCAATTCTTGTGCATAAGAAATTACCGGAAATTTTATGTGGGGCAGACTGTATATGTACCCAGTCTCCAATTTTTATTGCGAAAACATTTTTATCAACAAAACTCATATCGACAGCCTTAATCGATATGGTTAATCCCTTATACATTTCGTTCTCAATAAATCTGAGACCGTTCTCTTTCAGCGTCTCGGGATTAGTCACGTTCTGAAAAATTTTCGATTTTACAATACGGCCATATTCGCTTACAAGATTGAAATTTTCAAGCTCAATGCTACCATTATTTACGCTTTTTATTGTCAAATTCTCGTCGCCTATGGGGATTAGAACGGTAAAAAAATCCTCATCTGAATCATCTATACTGATATCAAGAAGATTCTTTCCGAAACTTATTTCCTGCTCCGCTTCAGGAAAAGAAGATTCGTCAAGAAGATCTATGTATATCGAGTCGTTTTCCTTTCTTGTATGCAAATAACCTCCGCAATGGGCTATGATGTTCGAATCGATATAATCATATGTCGACGGCCACTCGGAAGAAATGGAATTTAAAGCTATCTGCTTATAATCAAATTCTTCCTGTGTATCGTCGGTTCCACTGATGATGACTTCTCTGTCTTCTACAGTAATTCTTCCTATCTGAAACTGTTTTTCTTTCTCGACCATCTGATTGTGGTTTTCTATGCATTTTCTGAAAAGATCATGCACGCTTCCACGATAAGAAGATATAGACTGTACGCTGTCCAGGAGATAAGCAATTTCTCCTTCGCAATATATTGTTTTTAGATTATCAAAGCCTCTCTTGTTGTCGTTGAGCACCCGGCATCGAAATACCTCATCGTTATCATTAACTACAATAAGATATGATTTGTATTTTTTGACTCTATTATAAAATGGATTGCTCGGGGGCAGCATAAATTCCAAAGAACCTGCCTTTCCGATTTCCATTGCTAATTTCGGAGAGAATACAATGCTTCCTGATATGTCAGTGGGGGAGTATACTAATTCTCCACTACTCGTATAAATAGTAAACACTATAGTATCCCTCCTCTGAAGTCGATACTTATAGTGCCGTTTCCTATGAACGTAAGATAGTTGTTACCCTCATAGAATATAATTTCTTGAATAACGCTTGTTCCGGCAGGAATGCTGGCTGTAATTACGCGTTCGTCCTCGTCAAACCTCTGCTCTACCTTCATAGGTCTCGATGAAGTAACATTCAAAGGGGTCGGCATGGTCATACCAACAACATTTATCGTAAGGGTCCCATTAACCTGAAGGTTTTTATAATATCGGATAATCCCTGTTTCAAAATTAAAAGTGTCCCAGAGCCAGTCGTCTAGCGAACCGAAAATACTGTATTTATATGGGCTGACATTATATTCTATAGAAATTCTGGAGAAATTCTTATCTGATTTCCATGCGTTTACCTGAAAACGTCCCTCATAATAATAGTCTGGCTCATCTTCAAGTATAGCTCGCATCACTTTTCCCTGAAGATAATTCATGATATTGGAATAAATTACAAACCACTCTTCATAGTCATTGGCGACTGCGAACTCTATGCTTCCAGTTCTGTTTTTATATAATGGTCTTCCTGAAAGCGCCTCCGTTAGATCAATGATCCCGTCTCCCCCTGGGATATCCACAAAACTCGTTTTAACCTGTGGAGGATTGAACAATGGGCGACTTACGGGAATCAGATGCCAATCGTCCCAGGTGTTCTTTTCTCCGAATGTAATCGAATGATACATCTTCTTCCCCCTTTATGAGAATAAAAAAAAAGACCCTTAATAACGCTTAAAGGGTCTATGTAGAGTAATAGAATAGGAGCAACAACACTATTCAAGCATCGTTGCTCCTTGAATGTTTTTTCCATTTTGATTTTTATTCTATCTCATCTAAAGTTTCTATAATAACATCGTATACTTCTAAAGTCATTCCTTCTTCTATGTAAAGCATAAATTTGTCGCCATAATTAAGCCCGTAATATCTATCTCGTTTTTCTCCTGCTTCGTACGATTCTTGATTATTGTATATAAATATACTTGATGCACTATCTTCTACAGGACACACAAAAGTATGCTGACCTACGGATATGTTTTTTCCGCCAATAAATACTCCGCTGATCACATTGTCCTGATTTTCTCCGGTTCTCAACGCTATTTCTTTGTCGATCTTTTGATCCAATTCTACAAGTTCCTCAAGGCTCATGTTCGCAACATCGATGGCCTCCGCTGCACAAATTCCGGAAAACATCATGGATAATACGCAAACTATGGCGAACGATACTTTAAAAACTTTTCGCATAAGGATCCTCCTTTCAACTATACGAAGCATATCATTTATAATCACATATGTCAATTTCCTCTTTTTCTTCTGCTTTCCAAAATCCCCAGATTTCTGTCAATGTCTGTTTTCAGTTCTCCTACCAGAACATCCCCGTTTAATACTAATTTCATCTTCAAAATAGATTCGTTTAATACATCTATCCGTTCTTCCATTCTGCTTATCGCATTTACAAGCTCTTTCTGACTGGTTTGGCCCGAAGTCGTTACTCCGGAAGAGGCCAGCTGTCCAGCAGAACGGTAGAAACTCGGAGGGGTGGCGATCGTAGTCGGTTTGATAACTGGCGAATCGAACATCCCATTCATATTTCTTATTCCGTCGCTCACATTTGTAAGGTCTATAACCGGAGAAATAACTGGGCGTATGGATAAGTCATCCATAATACCATTCATCATCACAATCTGCTTCCTGGCTCCGCTTATGGCCACGGAAACTGCTTTGGATGCCGCGTCGTAAATCAAATACGAATTAGATTCAAATCCTCTTGCCATGCCAAGGTCGGAATACATACCAAGCTCTTCAAACTTCTTGGAAGGCGAATTGATAAACAGTGCTAATGCGGCAGCCCCAAGCGCCCCTAGTGCCACTGTCCTTGCCGCGTTTCGTACCGTTTCGGCTTTGCTTAGAATACCATTTGCAAATCCCTGGCCGACAAATCTTCCGCTTTCATACCAGCCGTCCTGTGTACCATTTATAGATATTGCGCCAAAAATAGAAATGTTCTTTGCCTTCTCTCCGATCCCCAACAATAATTCTCCATTTTGAAGTCCATTTGAAAGACCGGTGAAAAAAGCAACAGCAGCATCGGCTCCCGATGTATTAAACTCCGGAAGCGACATAGATCCTAATGCTTCTACAACGCTTGTGATTCCGCTAAGATCTGGCGTATTATTCCCGTATCCTCTCATGGATCCTATCATTACACCAAGGCTGTATAGAACGTTTGAGACGGCAATCCATTTGTCTGTATCCAGTCCTTCTATTTCGGTCTGAGCTTCGTTGAATGCGCTTATGGAGTTGGACAGCTGTGTGGCAAGTGCGTCTACCTGAAGTCCATACGTATCGGCTTTCTCCAGCGACACGGCAATATCTGCAAGCTTTTGAAGTATGCTTAACACTCCAGAAAACTGCCCGTCTTCGGTATTGATCGATTTTGTGTTTTCATAAAAAGACCCCAAATTTTGACCAAGAACATCAAGATTCTGACCGAATGTATCAAATCCGGAAGTTCCGGTCAACCACTGCCATAGTCCTCCTTCAGCTGGAAGCTTCGACTGAATCTCGCCGAGTTCGTCGATCAGAGACGTGACCGCTCCAAATTTATTCGCGTCTATTCCGGATATACTTGTGTAATAATCGCTTAAGGCTGTACCAAGAGCAGAAATTTCTTCTCCGAATTTTATAAAATTAATACCGTTACCGGTAAAAAATTCTATAAGTCCGCCTTCGGTTCCTAGTTTACCCTTTACGTCAACCAGGTTTTCCAGCGCCTCGGTCACATTGTTCATTTTGGTCGTATCAATACCTACCGTAGAGTTGGAATACGAATTTATCGCAGTCGTAAGATTTGTAAGTCCAAGAGAGAACGATGTAAGCTCGTCTCCTCCGCCTACGGACAGTTTGGATACCTTGCCTATAATATCCGTTGCGATCATAGCCTCAGCAATCTCGGAAACAAGCGTTGCGATCGCCTCTGCTTTTCCGCTCGCCCCCTTAACGCCTATGCCATCTATGTCAACTCCGGAAACGCTGTCAGAATATAACTTCATTGCGGCACCGATCTTCGCTATGGAAACGGAAATGCTTTCCGCATTCTCAACTCCGGATATTCCACCCAGTTTATCATAAACGATTCGTATTGATTCTGCTGTTTTCTCGGCGTTGTTGACGTCTTCCATTTTGATTCCGGAAACATTGGCGGAAAATAGCTTCAGCCTAGTTCCCATCAGAGTGATTTCGGGTCCTACCTTGTTATACCCGCTCGTATCGATTCCGACAAATTCAACCACGATATCCTTTATCTTTTTAAAGGATTCCACCGCGGTGTCAATAGCTGCCGGATCAATGCTCTTCGCGCTGTCGCTTATGTGCTTTAGGCTGTTTGTTCCTTTTTGCACCTCAACGCCAATATTCGACACAACCCCTGCTGCAATCTCGGCAAGAAGAGCGAACACTCCACCAAGCGCCAGCAAAACCGCAGACAGTCCTACAGTGCCTTTCAGAAGAGTTCCTGTAGGTATCTTTCCGATTATGCTGATGGCCGCGGCTATACCAGTAAGAACAAGCGCTATTCCTCCGGCAAATCCGACCATTCGCTCCCAGGGAACATCTGATACCTCTTTCAGCGTCATGCCAAACACGTATATCAGTCCTGCTGCAGCAGCCATAACAGAAATCATTCCGATTGTGCCTTGTGTTGCTCCTCCAGTTTTGTTTATCGCAGCAAGCATTCCGCCAAAAGATAATAACAAAACGGCAATGCTCCCTACTCCCTTGGATAGATCGGCGAATTTCATTTCACCAAGTATTTTTATAGGGATAAGCAATAGATTCAAAGCAACAGCAGTAGCCACAAGTCCGGTCGATTTTCCAAGACCCTTACTGTATTTGTTGAACGCCCCAAGAGCAAGAAGAAGAACGGATATACCCAATAATCCTTTCCCCAGTTTACCCCAATCCATATTACCAATAATATTAAGAGGGATCAACAAGAGGGTGAGGGATGCTGCAATCGCTATCAGTCCCGTAGACTTTCCAAGCGCTTTCGAGGCTCGCATAAATGTCGAGATCATGAATAACAATCCGCCAATAATGGCGGCACCCTTCACGATGATGCCGTTATCCATTGTTCCCAAAATATAAATGGGCACAAGTAAAAGCGTAAGAGCACCAGCCAATTCAAGAAAGTTCTTTCCGACACCATCCGCACCACTTGTCATTTTGAACAATATCGCCATCCCGGCAAGCCCCAAGGCCAACTTTCCAAGAACAGCAAGCGCCTCCTCAACTTTTGCCGGGTCCATTTTTGTAAGGGCATAGATAGCGCCAACCAACACAGCAAACGATGCCGCTATTTTAAGTGCCGTCGTCCCTATCGAATCGATTTTCTTTTCTTTTTTCGTGATTTTTAATCCATCTTTTAAAAATCCCTTTAAAGACTCCCCAAGACCAGAAAGGCTTTTTCCTATACTAGAGAATGAACTAAGAGCTTTTACAAACTGATATAATGCGGCAACACCCAAGACATTGGATAATGTTTGAACAATATTTATATTCGGTGCTTTTGATAGAAGATTTCCGAATACCTCAGATATTCTTGAAAAAGCATTTGATACCCAATCTTTTAACGGGGTTAGTGCTTCTTTTATTCTTTGATAAAAATACCCAACAAAATTACTAATATTATCAGAAAAAGTTTTAGACCATTCTTGTATAGATACCCAAAGAATTTCAAAATATTGCTTTGGATCGTCTTTTACACCGCCTATCTCTCCTACGCCTGAAAATAACGATCTGATCGACTGAATCGTGCTTAAGATAAACGTCTTTACCGTTTCAAAAGAATTTTTTATTTTGCTTCCAAATCCGGAAAATATCCCCAATGATTTTATATACGACAAAACATTTTTAGCAAAGGTTTTTATGGCCGAAATGCCTTTTGGAATGGCTCCGCTTATTATATTCAAAGCATTGGCAATAGTATCTGCTGCTTTTTGTACAAATCCCGATGATTTCAGATATTCGAATATCTTGCCAAAGAATGATAAAACTCTTTCTCCTCCAGTCCCTACATAACCCCATATAACTTTAAAGAAATTGGTTATTGATGACAACAATCCGGAAGAATCAAAGTCACTAAAAAATGAAGTGAATGAATCATTCAATCTGTATACGAAGTCTCCTATGTCCGCAGCGATATCAAACACCTTTGGGCCAATAAATGTAATAGCTTTTGTAATTAACCCAAAGGCACCGAGACCTATTGTTTTTACCAGCTTTAACCCGGAAGCAATTCCTCGTATAATCCGCTGCAAGTTCGACATTTCTGGACTAAGATTTTTACCGTCAACCAATAATCCATTTAATACTGATCCATCTCCTCCTGAAGTTAGTGAGGTGATGCTTTTTAGATTTAATGTAAAATCACGAAAACTCTTTGTTATATTAAAAAGTCCTTCAGCTGTGGCTGGAGGAAAAAATTCCGAAACTGTACTTTTTAACAGTGTAGATACATTTCCGATCGCATCAAACAGATTTTGTACGCCTTCTATTAATAAATCTCGTCCCCCAACCATCTTCCATACATCTAATATTTTATTTCTGGCATCGGCCGATCTTTGAATAACGGCTCCAAATCGGTCGCTTATTGATGTAAGCAAACCCTTTGCTTCCTCAAAATCGCCAATGATAGTTCTCCAGCTCTGCGACCATCCTGATTGAGCTGCTTCTTTTAGCGTATCAAAAAGTTGAGTAAACGTCTTTACTTTCGTTGCTGCATCGTTTGCAGTTTTTCCTATCTCAAGGATTTCCTTTACCTGTTCGGTGGTATATCCTTTTGCTATTAACTCTGCTTCTGACAAATCTCCTGTAAATTTGGCTAACGTATCGGTCAATACTTCGCTGCTTAACCATCCGTATTGGAGGCTGTCTCTAAAGGAAATGGCACCGCTTTCGAGAAGATCAAAGCCTTTTTTAGCTTCCTCTCCGGAAACACCTGCGACTCTCGCTGTTTCTATCAACGATTCCTGAAACAGCTTTCCGCCCATACTTGCGTTCTGCACTGAAATCCAGTCCTGTAGACGAACTGTCCCGGAAGCCAATGCCTGAGAAAGCTGATACATGGCGTTCGATGCTTGCTGTGGGGTGGATCCAGATATTGCAGCCAGATTTGCTATGCCTTTAATGGCCCCGACTGATGTATCAAGATCTACTCCAGCAGCGGTAAATCTTCCTATGTTTTCGGTCATTTGAGTGAAATTATAAATTGTTCTGTCCGCGTATTCGTTTAGTTCGTCTAATGCTCTTGTTACATCGTCAATGTTCTTTCCTTCTCGTTGTACGTTCGCAAGTATTGTCTGGGTAGCATTAATCTGAGTTTCATATTCTGAAAAACCTGTTTTTATCGGATCTACTGTAAACGTCTTGGCTATATTTTTCCCTGTATAATATGCCTTATCGGCTATATTCTGAAGGGTTCGCATTCCGATAATTCCGAGCGCACTAAATTTTCCGGCAATATGATCAACACTGTTCGCGATAGCGGATAAATTAAAAGCCTTACCGGCATGATACAAACTGGTAAGGCTTTTTTCTGCTCCTTTTAAATCAAGTCCCGATTTTAGCTTCTCAAGAGACTCAGTGCTCTTTTTTATGTTCTTTTCAAATTCTTTGTTCCGAAATTGCATTTCTACAATTCGGTTATCAATTTCGTAGCTCAATGACCGTTCACCTCCTTCCACATCTCGCTGGCAATCTGATCAAACACCGGTTTCATTGCAGGGTTAATATAATCTGTGCCTTCCACATATCCACCAGAGCCTGTACCATGGCCATATTGTATGATTATTGCTATATTTACCCCATCTACAACGTTCGAGTTTGTCCACTGTACAGATAAGCGGTTCCTTGATTCTTTAATTGTATACGACCAAGAATATGAAGTTAATCCGCTATCAATAGGAGTAGCTTTCTGAAGCTCCCTTACTCCTATCTCTCCATATTTTTTTAATATATCAAGATATTTATTGGATGAAGCTGATTTAAAAAAATCTTCTGTATTTTTAAAGTCTCCTTTATGAACAAATTTTATCACAGTCATCCCTACCCTCTGGTGTTCATTTTTGCTCTTCTTTCGGCGTTCAATGAACGATACTGACTAGCCAACTCTGATTTCTTTCTTTTCTTTTTGGGAGAATTTTGTATATTACATATGCGTATTAGTGTAATAAGCCTGTTGATATGCCATTGCTCAAACTGCACGGGAATATTAAGAGCAATCATCCACGAGTAAATTACTTCTGATGTTACGACTTTTTCAACCCCACGTGAAAATTTCTGTTGCTCGTTAAACCACGTTGCTGATCGTTTACTGTCTATATATTGATTTATCTTATCTATCGTGTTTTTGTCAATCCTATAATAGTCTTTTGGGTCTACGTCTTTGGTTATTGTCATGCATCGAATATAATCAATTCCCTCTTCATACGACTTTTCTTTTTTGTCGAAAAAAGGTTTTTCCCACTTTGCCTCCCATTTTGAAATGGAGATGAGAGAATGCTCCAGATACAGAGTCTTCTCTCTAACGTATACAAACTCATTCGTCTGTTCGTTATAATATTCTCCACCTGGAATTGTTATCTGGAGCATTCTATCACGTCCATTTATTCTACTGTAATGTTTTGCGTATTTTCAGCCTGATGCTTACGTACCTCACGAATAATATCGGAAGGAAGGATCCCGTTAATAAACTCGGAAGCTTCGTTTACGTCCGACAAAAGCGAAACAATAAGGTCAGAGTAGGCTGGGCTGCTCATAAACGCGTCAAGCGTTTCTTTATTCTTAACGAACTGTTTCCCGTCCGGGGACTTCACACCATACGATTTCTGAACAATGCTCTTGAAAGTGTCAATGATCTTTTTTACGTCTTTTGCATCAGTAATCGTTTGAAGCATGTTTTCAAGACCACCGTCTGTATAGATCTCCATATCAAGTAGTTCTGCTTTTGTGAGTCCAAAATAATATGGTTCAGTCCTAACAGTTCCATTGTAATCGGTATAGGTGATTGTCTTCTTGATCATGGTAAATCTCCTTTCATCAATAAAAAATAGAGATCCGCCCCCTCCTGCGGATCCTGTCCCACCCTATAGGGTTCGTCCTTTTAATTTTTACTATTCGGCAGTGATAAGAGTGATAACTTCGTCAGGCAAAGGAATTCTAGGAGCTACACCATCGTCGCCCTCAGGCGTGGTAGGATCCTTTCCGTACAGAATTTCTTCCAAGGCAGTAAGCTTCGTCGGATCTACGTATCGGCTGTCAACCTTAAGGTAAGAGGTAGGTTTATGGTCCTTGACATTGATGGGAAGAGTAGAATATTCCCAACTGAAGGTCATTGCTTCCGGAGAGTCATTAATCGTATCTCGGGACTTTTCAGAAGGCGCTGCGCTCGCGTTATACACCAAATGAAGTTTATAGCCAATGTCTGCAGAAGAACTCTGATCATTTCCGATCATCGTCCTATAGCAGAAGCAAAACATGCTCCTCGGCTGCTGCCCAATGGTGAGACCGCCAACCGGCTCTACATTGCCGTCACAAGGCTCAAACTCTTTCGGATAAGTATACGCTTCAATTGTTCCAGAGCTTTCCTCTGCACTTTTAAGCGACGCATACTTGATATTGTCCGCATAAAATGCGTTATCCTCTGCCCCGGAAGGGCTGTCGGTCACATTGATCAAACCGTTCCAGGGCACACCTTCACCATATGCCTTAGTTTCGGAGTCCTGAACATAAAGCATACCATGATCTACGCCTGCTTCAAAGTACCTTTCCCCGGTTGCATCCCATACAGCTCGTTTCTTATTGGTGTCCGGCATAGTTATTCCTCCATAATCATTAATATATTGAGAACACACTGTGATACAGATTATCCGCTATATAAGTACGATCAAAACTACATAGCGGTAGAGAAGCGATTTTATTTGGAATATCACTGTCTGGATCAGAATAAATCGCAGTAACAGAATATTTTTTATTCAGACAAAACGGTTGATTATCTGCATAAACGCTGTCGATTCCCGATAAAGAATACACGATGCACGGGTATTCCATTTTGATATTTGACGGGGGTTGAAAGTATACGTTTTTTAGTCCAGTGATGTCTTTTAGCATCTGGCCTAATTCGATCCTATTTCGGGCCATTGTATGCCCCTCCAACGGTAAGAATCAGTCTCGGAAATTGAACTTCAACATTTGTTACTTTCCAGTACATCCCCATCCATGAAACAAAACGAATAATAGAAAAATTTTCAATCGCATATGGATCGGCAATAATGCTTATCTGATTATTCAAAGTCAAATCGTCATTCAATGATGATCCACTCTCGTTTTTTCTTATGTTTCTGATGATATTACAATAATAACCTCTAGTGATAATTTGTTCTTTCCATACATCTGTAGATGCTTCGTACTGTTCCGCATAACCTATTCTGACATATGCCTTTGCCATTATATCACGCTTCGGCAGCCAGCATAATGGAAATTGCAGAATGCGGACGAATCAAAGCACCGGAGATCCTGGTCTCAATAAGATACTTGTACGCATTGAAGTCGATATCGAAATCGTCAAACATGTTGATTTCGCCACCCTTATCGGCTCCGATGGAGAAATCAATCGGATTGAAGATGACGCCCATAAGCTGATTGTTGGATTCATCCTTTACGTCCTTCATCACGGGCACAACTACGATTTCAGAAACAGACATAGCCGTAGCAAGTTCCTTTACATCCTTATAAATGCGACGACCGGTCGTATCCTTCAGCAGTAGACAATTGGTAAGCGTCTTCTGACTTACCCAAAGGGTAGGGGAACCGGAGCCGTCATATTCTTCCTGCGCAAGGACGCACGCATCAACAAAAGCAGACGCATTGGCAGAATCATTCTCTCCCCGAGTGATCGTATGCTTGATCGTATAGACTTCATCATCCTTCCAAATGGGACGTACATGATCCTCTTTGATCTTATCATCCACAGAAGACAGACGACCATCCCCTACAATACATGCACGAGCGATTTCCTCGTTGAGCATCATCCGCATTTCCGTCTTAATCATCGAAAGCACATTAATATCAGTAATATCAATCATGTCGTCCCTATCGATCTTCTGCTTCTTATAGATTGTCTGAGGATCGGTGGTCCGCTTAAGAAGAGTGATAATCTCCTCTACCTTCTTTTTTGTCTTTGCATAACCCTTTGCGCGCGCTTCTTCTGCAGTGATATCAACGAATACAGACTTTACGCGAGAGAAAGGAGTTCGCTTTACGTTATTCAGGAACATATCGACCCAGCCGGTCTTTCGCTTAACGAATTCGGGTCCGCTGGGGACCATCTTTGCGTCAGGGAAAAGATATTCAATATTTGTGATGCCATGCTGAATGAAGCTTTCGCTTAGTGTTCCATATCGCTTGCCATCACGAAGGATTTCCTGCATGTTGGAATGGGCCAGTACATCGTTCTTCTTATCGGGTTCACGATCAAATACGTTATGCTTCATTTCTTTATCCTCCTTGATATTTTTTTCAGTTTCATCATTTTCCTCAGAAGAGGATGGCTTTTCTTCCAAAGCTTTATTAAGAAGTCCGTAAACGACGACTTTCTGCATATCTGTCATGCTTTCAAGAACTTCACCGATTTTTACGTCTTCTTGCTCAATGGGTTCCTCAGAAGGCTTCTCTTCATCTTTTTTAACAGGCTCTTCCGATTCGGAATGCTGAATATAAAGTTTTTCCCCAGAGTAAATGCAAACTCCATCGAAACCAAATGCACCGTCATTGTGGCGAATGTCGGTAATAAGCGCTCCGGGATTTGCTCTTGCCAGAACAAGACTAAGCTCCTTGATAGAAGCATGCTTTACATCATGACCATCCTCCAAAAGTTCGTTCGCCCAAATAGAAAAACCATCGATATCCCCATGATTCACAAGATTTCTTGCATCGTTGGCCAGCTTATTTTCATTAAGATAAGCGTACGCGTATACGCCCTCATCTCTTACCTGCAAAATTGCATGACCAAGAACACAAGTTGGATCGTTATGAACATGGTTCCACAACAACGGTACTTTTTTTCCATCATCGTCGTCGAACGCGCCTTTTCTGATGATCCTTCCATCCGTGCATCTCAAATCGTTTTTTGTTGCCCATCCACTAAAATCACAGTCCTGCATCATTACTCGCGTCAACCTCCTTTAACTGTGATGATCCTGTTTTTTCTACAGGCATATTGCTATTTCTCAAAATATCAGCCTTCGGGTCATTAGAAGGCCGCCACCCGATAACCTGTCTTATCTCATTAGATGTAGCTATCTCGTTTCGAGTGAGCGTATCAGAGATATTTGCAAAGTCTGTAGATGAAGTAAATCTGAACGGATTCGAGAAGAACATAATAGACTGCCCCTGAGTTCTGGCAGTCTTGGACAAGAATTTTCGCTTGTATTCATCTGCAATTCTATTTGCAATTACTTCTACAATTCTATTTGTATAGTTCAACATTGTCTTTTCGTCTGCCGAACCCTCGAGTACAGATTGTGCCATTCCAATCTGTGCAAAGGCCATATTCGTGAGGTATTCAACCTGCTTCATCAGATTGTTTTCAACGGGTCGGTTCAGTTGCGTAATCTTTTCTGTCCCATCAATGTAAGCGATTCCGTATTTTGAATTTCTCAACTGGTCTTCAATCTTTGTTCTACGCTCTTCAGCCTGTGACATTCTTGTTGAGGATTTTACTACGTATGGAAGCTGAATAATCAGATCAAGTTTACCAGAACTGGTTTGTTCATCGATCACATCCAGCAAATTCAGTTTTCGTATAAGCCTGCTCATCATCGAATTGGGGTCGTTCATTACGGAATAAAGCGGATTTTCAATAATGGCAGCCATCCTTTTTGGAATGACTACTTCTTCGTGAATTCCATTTACGTCGTTGTATAAATCAACTCGAATGTCTTCCGGATACCATTCGGTTATCCTTCCTGCTCTTAAAGTAAAAATACCACTAAAATCAGAGTATTTTGGATCGTCATCTGTTTCTATCGGAACGATGGCTACAACTCCTTCCCCAAGCATCGATAGTACCAAATCCTGTACCAGCCCTTTTCCAGTTTGATCAATATTCGCTTCTAGACTCAAACAGGTATTAAGTGGTGAATTTATCTCTTCCTTAAATCTCCCATCATTGTCTAGACGAACATGTCTGAAATCAAGGCTTGAAACATCGATGGCGATTCTATTGCATATCGACGTAACGATTGATCTGTCGATGCTTGAACGAAGTATGCCACGATCTGGTCGATAGTAGTATCCAGGTCCAGTGCTGTAACCGTTAGTAGGATCTTTGTTTTTAAAAGAACTCCAGGCGTTTTTTAACCTGGTCAATAATTCCATTTTGATTTTCACCTACTTTTTTATTATTCAAAAGCTTCCCTGTTTTTCTTATACGCCACGAATGCGTCCATCAATGCAGAAACAGCATCAATTTTCTGATCATGTCTCTTTTTTAATAGTTTTCTGTTCCCATTTGTGTCTTCGACCGTAATACAATTTCCCATAGCAAAAGACATTATTTTGTCGTCAAATAATAGCATTCTTTCTTCAGATAGTTTCTTCAATTCACCAAGCGGAACAGATTCAGTTCTGCTCCCTTGAATTACTTTAACAATCCCAAATGGACCATTTTCTGCTCTCCATCTTTCTACGAATTCATTCGCATTGTACGGGTCATAACCGAAAGATCGGACATCGTATCGCTTATCAATAATATATGAATCGAGCTCATCGTAGACCTCTGTCATATCTAGAACGGTTCCGTCAAGCACAACCAGACTTCCCTCATTAATAAACGATTCGTATTTTTCTCGCATTGATAGGGTTAATTTCCGAAACGTCAAGTCTGATATATAATTTCTTGTCTTTATTCCAAACTCGCCGTTTCTAAGTGGAAAGAGGAAAGTAAACGCGCAAAAATCATCGCCCTGAGATAAATCTGCCCCTAGAGAGCATGGCATATCGACGTATTCTCTTCTTGGATGACATATCGTTTCCTCATATGTGAAGTAATACGTATACCCCTCCATAGGAAGACCAAACCGCTTCGCTAAAATATCATTTCTTGCCGCTGGTGCTTTCTCAGCTCTCTCCACGTCGAGATGATACGTCTCGTAGCTAACTGTCTTACCAAGATTGGGGTTTGCCTTAATCCACATATCAGGGCATGGTACTTCCATAAACGAGTCAAGTTTATACCAAAATATGGACACGTGAGGATTGATATAATCTCCCCTAAGAATACTCGTCAACTCCATTTTGATGTCATCGCCTCTACCATTTCGTACAGTGCCCTCAGAACTTATTGCAAGAATAATCCAGTCGTCAACCTTGGCCGCTCCCTGCTCTATGGCTCCTATCGGGTCTTCGCGTATATCGCAAGACAGCCATTCGTCAACGGTGCTTATTTTAGGCCTCATTCCCTGAAGCTTTTCGATGGTCATCGGGCGAACTTCCAAAAGCGAATTGGTCAGAAACATTTGTATTCCCTTTTTTGTAGAGGCAAGACTTGCTCTTTTTAGCCTTGACCCCGTTGTATTTTGCAAAGAACCGTAAGTTAAAAACTTAAATAGCGGACCTCTAGATCTTGTTATTGCGGTTCGTATCGGAGATAAAACTTCTTCGGCTAGCTTCATAGTTGGAGCTGTGGTCATTTGATAAGTTGTATATCGATCAACAATAAGAAAAAACATCTGAATACACGAGGCATACATTGATTTTGCAGCTCCGCGTCCAACGATAAGATACTGCTTATTTACAAGCCTTTTCTTTATTTTCTTTTTTACAAATCTTCCTCCAGGAGAATCTTCATAAGGTTCAAATACATCTAGTTCAACATAGTAATACCATGAAAGCAACTGTTCCGCCCATAACTTAAACGAATCAAGTAATACAAGAGGAGAACCGTCTGTAAGAGTAAGCTCATCTTCACAAAAATATATAAAACGTTCTGTAATTTCATCGTCGTAATAGACCCCTGGGTTTGCAATCAGATCATCGATCCGATTCATCTCCATGGATATCTCTTTGTTTACAGGTATTTCCCCACGAATTACGGCATCTCTGAACATGCCGTAATACTTTGGTACGGCTATGTTAGATAATGCCATACGCCCTCCTACAGATTCACTTTAATACTATATCGTCAAATTCTTTTGAATTTTTACTGCTTCCAAAAAGACTTTCTATAATAAAATCATCTGTTAGAATTCCGTCTGCGTCATCAAAAAGATCCTTTACGTTTTTTTCATATAGTTTCCTTTGGGCTATCCATTTGTTTGCTTCCTGAAGCTCCTTGGTTGTAGCTTTATTTGGGTCATTAATATTGATGTTTTCTTTTTTGTTGAACAGTTTATCTATCCCCTCGTTCATAAGACGACGGGCAAGATTTTCTACTCCCTCTTTCAGGAGTTTTTTAACAGTAGACTGTGATTTTTTTTGAGTAAGGGAAATATATCTAGACTCCAATTCAGCTCGTGAGACTTTTTTTCGTAGTTCTTCGTCCGTCATGTCTTTGATGCTCTTTTTTGGTTCCGTGTGACCTAGCTGTTCCGGAGTACGTCTGACTCCCCATCTCATTCCTTTAATTCCGTAATGGGCGATATAGTCATCCAAATTGTTTACCTCCTTCCTGTGCTGCTAACTTACGTCACTGTTTCTACGTAAGTATTTATCCTAAACTCCAGCTCATTAAGAAGATTATTTATAGATTCTATCAATGAACTGCTGGAGGGAGGATCAAACAACATTTTTGTTTTTAAGAATACATACGTCTTCACTTTATTCAAAAGAATAGTATCTGATGTAAATTCATCCCATACATCTTCCTCTGATATAATTTGGAAACCTTCAACTGGTCCAGCCCCAAGTTGATTAAGAATAGAAAATGCTGTATTTATGTCAATAATAATATTTGTATCGAAATGATCATCGTCACTGCTGATGCCTAACATTTCTTTTACGTCATTCAATATTCTTGACACTCGAAATCACCTCCATGGACATGTATCAAAAGGCCTCCTTTCTCTGTAAATTAAAGGCGGCAGATCTTCGCCATAATGTATTGCACGATGAGTTCTTGCAGATGTTGATATCAAATATTCAGGATTTAAAACATATTCGTTCATATCAACGATATCTTCTATACTAATTGGATTCATGTGATGTATGTATATTGGCTCTTTGTCAGGTATTTCATAAATATCTATACCAAGATCACACGCATTATCTCTTACGATTATTTCATGTCTTAATTTTTTCCATATAATATTTGAATAAAATCTCTGATTTAAATAACGATCCGCACCGAATGTTTCTAACCCAATGTGCCCATTTAGTTTTAGATACTCAAAACGTTCTGGAAATGTTTTTAGTTGGATTAACTCGGAATATGTCCTTACTCTATTCATCGCCAGTATATTTTGTCATTGCCTTTCTGGCAAGATCAAATAGCTCTTCGATATGAGACTCAGATTTAATAGATTCTATTTGAGCCTCCAACAATTCGATTTTCTTAAGTAAAAGCTTTCTTTCTTCCAATTCTCTTGTAGAACCAAGTTTCAAATAATGCGAAATAATTTGAGAGGAAGCGGTGCCCTCCTCCATCTGTTTTTTAGCCAAATTCATGGCCATAATGATCATATCTTTTTCTTGGTCATCTCTTGTTAATCCGGGATTACTGATAGTATTAGCACCATTTACCTTACTTTTACTGTCTTTCACTATATAAACACCTCACTTTGTGGTGCTTATATAGGCCTCTATAGTATCAATTTATGAAAGGAGGAAAAAGTTAATTGATAGAATAAAGGCCTATATAAGCACCACATACAAAAACACTAAAAACAAAATCTCCCCCGGAGAAAAAATTAAGAGGCGCGCGATGTAGGGAGGGGGTGTGTTTTTTGCGACCCCCTCCCCGTATGTTCTAGCTAGCTACATTAGTCTCAGAAGATGTTCTTGTTATTTTTTTATATATATTACGGAAATCAAATTTAATTATTTCATCAATTGCTCGTTCAGCTTCTTCTCTATTTTCTTCATCGCTAAGACTGTCAGACATTTTTGCAATTCTTGCAAGGTAAGAACAAGTGTTGTACCCCTTTGACACATCAAACAAAAACCACATTCGAAAATTCTCAAAAGGATCATAAGGATTATCGAATGTTGTGAGAGCGCATTCGACCATTTACTCACCACCCATTCAATTAGCATATTTGTTCACAGTAGATACAGATACTCCTATAGCAGATGCGATTTGTGCATTGGTATATCCGGAAGCCTTCAACGCATCTATTCTCGCCTGTTTGGATGGAGATATCTGTGTAGAATACTTTGGTGTTGCTCTCTGACGAAGATTATCCTTATCCGTATTCGCAATAATGGCTCTTAGATTCGTATCGCTTATGGCTCCTGCTTGAATTGCCTCCCATTCCTTATCGTTGATAATAATGGGTGTCCTTTTCGCTCCAACTTTTGCTCTTGCGCTTACGAGAGCCTGCTGACTGATTTTCTGAATTTCTTTTTTATTAAGATCGGGGTTGGCTTCTTTTTTAGCATCAACAATCGTATTTGCAATTCTTTGAGCTTCGCGCTCACGAGGAGCGTTTAATGCAGCTATGTTCAGCTTAGCCATAAGGGACGCGACTTCATAAGAGTATTTTTCTTTTGCAGCGGGGTTTAATTTTATTCTTCCTGCTCTTAAAGCCTCTTTCCTTGCCTCGTTAGCCATTGCTTTCAATGCATTCGCATATCTCGCATACTCTTCTTCTTGAGGATATCCGGACGATAATGTACGTGCATCTTTTGCTTCTGCCATTTTTGTACTTTCAGTAGTTCTGATCCTTGTTTTTCCTGATTTATCTACATACTCTTCTATAACTTCCTTATAACTTACCTCACCTGTCTCCTTGTCGATATGCGGGCTGCCTACACGCTTTGGAACTCTTACTTCGCTTTTTGCCATAGAGATCAGTGTGGATGCACCTTCATGATAATTTCCTTGCTCATCAATGTGACCCTGATACTTCTTTTTCAAAGACGCAATCCCATTGTCGACTTCACTCTGCTTGTAATCAAGACCATGTTTGTTGGCATCTATAACAACCATGCTATGTTTCACGGCCCTCTCAAGCTCTTCAGAAGTGGCACCCTTTATGGTCATATCAGTGATAAGATTTGATATGACACCCATCTGTGTCTGAGTTGCTCCTTTGCTCAGGGTTTTTACATTATTAGGATTACCTTCCGGTATTTTATACTGAAGCTTTGCGTCAAACGTTTCAAGACCTTTAAGTGGGGGAGTGGAATTAATCTTTATATTACTGGTAGAAGAGTTGCACGGTATGGCCATTACTGTATCGCCGTCAAAGTCTGCTCCTGACAACCTGGCTGCAACATTGCTGTTAATCCCTACTGCGTCAAGCGCATTAGGCCCCATAAGTTTTAATCCTTCTTGGTTTTTGTTGTTCACCTTCAGGATCGGAATCTCAAACGTTCCTCCATGAGGAAACCGAACAAGCGCAATCGTTTCTCCGTCCTCATAGTTGGGCGCATAAACTTCATTATCTTTAATGGATGTAAGAGGAAGAATAACCTGATACTTTTGACGAGGAAGCGCTGCTGCCTGAAGATGTACGGAAGCCGCGTCGCAATCATCTGCAAAAGATTTGAGCATCTCATTTTTTACCGTAGGGTTTGTAAGCGACATCAGTTCGTCGAACTCTGCCTGACGGTCGTCAAGTGATTGATTCAGCTGCTTTCTGATCAGCTTAATTGGCTGTTTGGATAAGAATTGAGAAGGTAGGCTATCGCTCCATTCGTTCCAGTCTCCTTCATCCCTTGTCTTATTCACAACAGACAACTTTCTTTCCCCGTTTGAATCGGTGTAGTATGTCTGTCCGCCATGCTCTTTAATAAGAGCACCAAAAGGATTATCAGGGTCTTTGCTTATTGGTTTTAAAACGTCCATCTTGGCAACGGAAGACGACTTGTTCGTATTAAACAAAACATCTACGCCATCAGGAAGATCGTCTGAATATACCGCCATTCCTTTTATATAATGGGTTCCGTCGACAAGAATGCGGACTTGGGAGTAATGCTTTTCGCCCATGCTTACATCTTCTACACCACGGCGAATCTCCACAAGTCCGTCTTTGTCTTTACCGCCATCTTCTGCATATCGTATCGCAACTCTCTTTGAATCAAGGGATCTTGGATATACGAATCCCTGTTCATAAACATCGTCTCCATTCTCTTTAACCCTAGCCTTATAATCGGTTATTGTCTTTACATCATCATGGTTGTAAATTTCTTTATACTCTGTTCCCGGAGGGCAAAGTATCTTTGTAGTAGTCCGCTTTCCAGGATTTGTTACTTGACTTAGTCGGTTTTTATAAACTTCATAACCTTCAGATTTAAGATCTTCAAGAGCTACAGCCATTTTTTCTCTTGAAATACCCAGCTCTCTTTCTACACCGTCTCCTACGTCAATCATTCCTTTTTCTTCAACCTGTTTTTTCAGGAAATTTACTGTTCGTTTGGCGACGGACATTCTTGTTTCTGTCTCCTGATTTAAAAGGGATCTTACAGACGATTCGTTTTTTCCCATAATCCTTCCGATTTCCGATGGATTATACCCGTCAGATTTAAGTGATCTGGCTCTGGCTACTTCATACGCCCGTCTTTCAGCAATAGACGAAGAATACTGCGCTCGCAATTCCGTTGTGCTTTTCAATCCTACTGCCTTTGCAATATCCACATCAGACATGCCTTCTTTTCGAAGCTCCTGAACCCTTCCTGCAAAATCTGCTCCGTGCTGATAAGGATTTTCTCCGGAACCATATGGATATCGTCCGGATCGTTTTGGCATTCCATAATGCTCCAGAAAAGATTCGTTGTTTTGACCATTCATATCAAAGCTCTCCTTTCAGCTCTTCTATTATTGTATTCGCTTCCTGTATGGATTTCATAAAAGAAAGGATCTCTTCACTTTCAGGTTTATGAAACAAAATCTCTCCTGATTGATAGATCCTAAGCTCGGAACTTATTTTTTCCGGGCTCACATGATATTCAAGACAAAACAACGCAGCATACCCTAGCAGCTGATCCATTTTTGCAGGTATTGCTCCGGATTTATAATCATGAATTCGCAATATCTTATTTCTGAATGAGATCGTATCGGTAGTTCCATAGCATGAATCCGAATACCACAACACTACTTCAGGAGTCATCTTAAACCCTATTCCGTCGTTTATATACATCGTAAGCGTTGGCAGAATTGACTCCATATCAATTACAGATTTCGGGATCCCTTTTGACCTTAAAAAAAATAGAACGGAGTCCGAATCTCCTTTTCTAAGCTTCATCCCAAGTTCGATTCTTTTTGCCGCAAACTCATGAAGTAATGTCCCTATTTCAGAAGCATAATAGGATTTTAGCTTTTTCAGAAAAACGTCTTTTCCCGTATAACGTATCCATCCACTTTTACTTGGGCTTAAAATAGCATGAGTCCCCTCAAGATTTGAATGTTTTGTAAAGTTCATTCAGCACCTCTTCTTTGTTATCTGGATGTATAATTCGGGAAAAAGACATCTCATTCATTTTTTCAACATAGTACGCCTGATTAGGTCGCAGCCTTTCAGATGGACCGCGTTTACATTCAAGACTCGCCCAGTTGGATCCATGAAGAATAATGAGGTCCGGCACGCCCTGAATATAATTTGGGTCGGTCTTGAACACCATGCACCCTGGAAATCTTTCCTTAATTTCCTTGATAAGTGCGGACTGAAAAATTCTTTCCAATGGTTTTTTCATATACGTACCTCATTAATTCATAAAAAAAAATAAAAGAGAGAGCACATCATGTACTTTCTCTTCATAAAAGTCATTGTATCTGTCGCGAAAAAAAGGAACCCGCGTGTTTAACACGGATCCCACATTTCTTTATAATATCGGATCGTCTGGATCTATATCATAAAAGGCGCAATATTTTTTGCAGTAAGGATAATTTTCGAGACATGTGATACATTTAGGACCTGGAGGATTTGCACCGATATAGCAGAAAAAATCTTCTCGATCAAATTCATAGTCACACTCAGGACAATACCATACCCTTTTAGAAGGCGACCATTTCATTTCTCCCGTACACATCATGCATGGTACAGCATTACCCGATTCATCATAAGCCGAATTTACAAGCTCGTCATGGACGTCTACTTCTTGGATGTCATATATCCAAGGGTAGTTTTCCTCTTCGTCATCTTCGTCGTCTTCAAGTTTTTCTCCCTCAAATTCAAAGTACATATCATCATCGTCCATATCATAACACATCTTTTTCACCCCCTTCCATATTAAGTATATCGTATGAGGGAGTGAAACACAAGGTCAAAAACGGGAAATCACCTTCTTTTCTTATCATCTGGCCAGATGCCCACCCTTTTTTGCTACTTATTATATATATTTAATTTTTTTATCACAATTAATATAAAAATAAAGTGGGAAACTGGCCAGAGAACCGTCAAACCCTTATATATCAACGGTTTCAGCTGGCCAGTTTTATTTTTAAAAGTGGGCACAGGGTGGGCATCTGGCCGCAAATATCAATATTCTGACGGAAATACGACAAGTAGTGATGGTTTGTTCTCTTCCATGATAATCCATATCTTAAAATTATTCGAATAGTTGTATTCTGAAAATATCCTTCCACCTTCTTTTATACTCTTTTTGTTTTCTTCGGAATTACTGTCAAAATCCATATTTCTAAAACGACGTATACTTTTGAAGACGAATTGTTTAAATTCTTTCGAGTCCAGCATTACTTCGCGAACATGTCTCGACAAAAATGCAGGAGAATATTTCATACGGGTCTGAATAGCATCTGTTTCTTTAATATTTTTTATAATATCATCCATGATCTTATCAATTCGCCGTGTTTCTTCCTCCTCTTTTATATAGCGGTGATATTCCTTCATGAATCCATTTCTTTCTATAGGGGATTCGTTATACACATACATAAAGATATCATGTATTTCGTTCCATTTTCTATTTAGATCCTCGGCTATTATTTTAGCACTATACCTGTTATTAACAAGCCAATTCCCTTCCAGCATTAGCTCGCATACCAACATGTCTATGTTTTTACCCTTAATGATAGGATCAGGACTCATAAGTCCTAAATCGAATTTTTCAAAATATTTTATGGCATCCATAATTGTATCCCTTTCATAAGAACATGATATATCCTTTTTCAATAAATGGGTTATAATCAATTCTCAAATATGCACCTTCTTCTTCACAATAGTACAAACCTGCAATATATCTGTTTTTTCTTTGCTCTTCAAGATTGATTTTTTCCTGAAAATCGGATATCACTCCAAAATTTGCGCTTTTAAATTTAGCTATGCATTCGTTCACAAAATGATCAAGATTACCTGATATGGCTCGTAGTCTGGTAACGTTATCGTTTAGCTCAAACGTTGCCTTTGAGAGAGTATCAGATAATCGTCTAACAGCTCCAACAGTATTATACCCATCAATAAATCCGTTTTCTTTTATTGGAGAATAGCCCTTCTTTTTTGTCATCAGAGTAGAGACAGCATTCCATTTACGGTTCATCTCGTTTAAGACAGATAGAAACGATTCATATTTTTTTATATTTCTTGATTTTGCTAGTTGATTCGCTTCCTCCACAAATTCTGTAAACATATTCAGTAAGGCGTCAACTGCTTCTTCTTTATCATCGCTAAATATCCTTTTCTGATACTTATCAAAATAATCGATTGCCTTCATTCTAATTCTCCTTCGTCTTTCAAATTCATAATTAATATTCTGACGGGAACATAACAAGAAGAGAGTCTTCGTTTTCATCCATAATAATCCAGATTTTAGTATCATCATGATATTTGTATTTGGTTAGGACTCTACCATAGTTTACTACTGACTGTTCGTTTCGCTTTTTCTCCTCTTCGCCCAGTTCTCCAAAATCAAAGTTTCTGAAACGTCTTATGCTTTCCAATACAAAGTGTCTGAAGCTTTCATTTTTTCTTGACTCCAAATGAATTTGCCTTGTAAGTAGAGCCATAGCGTATTTGAACCTATTTTTGGTTTCATCAGTGACTGATATTTCATTATTTCTTTTATCTGTCTCTTTCATGGTTTTGATCTCTCCTTATAAACTTAGCGCCGCAGCGTCTGCAGAATCTATCCTTTCTTCCAACCCTCCAGTTACAATTACTGCATACAATAATCTTTGTATTATACATACGTTCTTGTTTGTTGGTCTTAAACGCATACCGCTTTTTACAAACATCCTCTGATGGCGTTTTATTAATTTTATTAATAACTGCATCTACGCCTACCATAAAGCTTTTGATATCCACTCCGTTTGGAACTGTAGCAGTAAAAAGATCAAATTTTTCCGCGTCAATATATCTTGGCATATCATTCTCCTTTCGTAAAAAGCGAGGAATAGGGAAGAGATCTTTTTACTTCTTCGCAAAATATCCTCCATTCATCAAGCTTATGATCCTTTCTCCATTTATAGATGTTAGCCAGAACCTCGTAATTAAGCATGACCGTCCGTTTCTGGTTGTAAGAGCTCGGAAGCAACTGGATCATCTGCCACCAATATTTCTTGTCTTTAGTTTGCAAATATAAATCGCGGTATTGATTGAGCGTCTGGATCGTTCTATGGATAAGCCAAATCGCATTAGGTGGTTCAATTTGATCACCACCTTCATAAAGAGGTTGTTCTCTTGTAATGAGATGCTCACAACTGAAATCTTCAAGCGTGAACTCCTTCGCCGCAATCTTATGCATCGTCGAGCAAGAGTTTGCAACGGTGCCGACCTTATAAGTCGAAAATTCCTTCCACCAATAAAGCGGAGCTGTAATGTCCGCATAGACTGTAATCATCCTCCGATACTTTGCATGAGTCGATCCACCGGCTGAAAGTCGCATCATCAAGTCATGATCGGCTTTACCAAGTTGCCAAGAATGATCGTATGTATGATCGCAAGAATCATAATTAGCACAGTTCTCACATCCAATACCATCGTCTCCGCCTTTGCAGATTCCACTATCAGATTTTTCCCAACTGTTCATCGGGTTTCTCATTCCACGAATAGCGTGCTCCCAACCAACAACCTCGCTATGTTCGATCTTAATCATTTTTATTCTCCTCTACATGCTTTTTATAAAATATGTCCCTAATTCTAAGATTTATGATCTTAAACAATGCTTCGTTAAGCATAAAGAGATATTCGTTTAAATTAAAAACATCGCTTGATCTGGAAAACATTTTGCTTAACATGTTCCATTTTTCGTTTAAGGAACGAACTTTGTCAAGAAGCATTGAAAAATCATCCATATGGACTTTATTTGAGAAAATATACATATCCATTTCGAAGCAAAAATCGGTAATGATACTTTTTATAGCGTCAATGTGATAACCTCCATTGTAGCATTTAATCATGTCCATATAATGTCGTTGATAATATTCATCGACGGATAGATGCTCTACCCGTGGTAATTGGTCAATATCCGAAGCATGAATTCTAGCAGTCCCGTTCGGGCCAAGCAGTGCATATACGGAAACATCTTCCAGGTATTTCAATGCATTATTCCTCCTTCATTTAGATATGTTACATACCTATAAGATCATTCGACTCGGATTCCGGTAATTTCTTCAAAAATATCCGGATCGAAATTTGGAATTTGTTTTACCTTCTCTTTTTCTTCTTCTGAAAAATCATCCCACATCTTCGCGAAAGCATCTTTAAAAGGAATTGTTTCAAGATATCCGCCAACTGTCATATATTCAGGATGCTCTTTTTTTTCAGAATCGTCCATGATATCTGAGTAAATCCAAAAAGTGTTGCTGTATCGGTTATTTAGAAGTTTGATTCCTCTAATTTGACGAAATTCTTCTACAGTGTAACAAGTTGGCTTGTTAAAACAATAGACATGACGGAACGTAGTATTAAAGAACCCAGTATTATTATCTCCGCTATTCCAATCTCCTACATTTCCGTTTCCAGTATTGTACGATCCGGTATTACAATCCCCGCCGTTCATGTCCCCAGTGTTTTTGTTACCGTTATTATAGTTTCCTGTATTTTTGTGTCCGATGTTTAGACTTCCCGAATTATTGACACCTGCATTATAGTCTCCGGTATTATTATTTCCAGAGTTACAGCACCCTGAGTTGTAATTTCCACTATTACAGCACCCTGAGTTGTAATTTCCGCTATTAAAATCCCCCGAATTTCCGTATCCACTATTTCCATAACCGTAATTCACAATACGCAGCACTTCTTCCCATGAAATTTCACGAACAATTCTAATATGATCTGTTACGGATTTAACCCCATCCGTTTTTACAACGCCAAGCGCTTCTACTTCTGCTACCTTGTTTTCCGGGTTAAAAGTGTAAAAACTAAAGCAATCGACGGCTTTTTGGCAGAAATGATAACCTGAATAGCATAATTTAATTTCGCCTTCGTGTTTATAGGTTTCGCCTACTTTGTATTGAAATCCAAGGCAAGTCCAATTAGGGTCAAATACTTTATATCCTTTTACTTTATAGCTTTTTACGTCATTAACCGTAGATTTTTCGTTATTCATATTTATGATACTCCTTTCAAACGCTATCTATACTTTTGTAATTCTTATTTTAATTACCAGACGTCCATTGCTCTTTTCTCTGTGCAATTTTAGCATCTTCGCTGGTGAGGAATACGGTTTTGTCAATGTCGTCGGCATCAAAAGCCATACTATCTGTATTAGCTGTTGCGCCAGCAAAATCTACAACTTCGGAAACGATTTCCCCGTCTGAATTTTTAAACCAAACTTCATCCCCGCTTTTTATAGGTAGTGTCCAGCATCTTCCTTCCCTGTCCGCTTTTACTAACATACGAACACGTAGGAAGTCATAGTCTTCTCCAAAAATATTTTTAAATAAATCATCAGCTTCATTTAAAAAGATGCCTCTGAATCCATTTCCATTATAAAATTTGCATTTAGAGCAAATATCAAATTCACAAATGTCCCTTTTATCGAAACAGAAAACCATCCCCATAGTTACTCCTTCTCATTCTTAAAATACCAAAACCCACCATCAGAAAGCATTTTTTTCACGTCGTTTTTAAAACTCCATCCTGATTTTTTAATCGCCCAACAAATTTCCGTAATGGCATATTCGTCTATAAATGGGGCCTGTAACAGTCTCCGTAACGCATTATTTAAATGGTCACATGTGGGGTAGCCACACATTTTGTTTTGTTTTCTCTTGAAAAACATGCTTATGCCTCCTTATCGTTTACAATTTCACATTTTACGTGCTTTATGTTTTTGGTGTTTATAATGATTCCAGCGCTGTCAATGTATATGAAATTTTGACGTTCGATGTCAACGAATAAGCTTTTCATAAGAAGGTATCTGCTGGAAACCGCCTCTTCTTCAGTTTTAAACGAATCGCTTAGGTTTATAGTAATGATGTCGTTTTCGATGTCTATTTTTACCCGAAGTTTGTACACTTTGATTCCCTCCTAAATGCATCTTTTTATTTTCAAATAAGCAATATCTATCCGCTCAGCATTCAATGCGCATCCGAATACAACGTTTAAATATATACCATCGTTACCATCAATATTTTCCATACATTTACCTATGATATAAGTGATTTCCTCAGAAGCCCCTTCTGCTTCCTCTTTTGACTGGTATTTATATAGTTTAATTCTATCTTTTTTTCCGTTGATATATCTTACATGTAATGTTACGCTATATCTGATCATCATAGTACCACCTTAACTTAAATCTCGACTTCAATTTCAACCTTTTCTTCAATCAAGTCATCTAAGTTGCTTCTTGCCCCCATATCTAGTTCGAAGCAATCTGTAGGGGTCGCTTTGGGAATACCAATTCCAACAGCAATTCGCACTTTAATGCATTCCGTTGCGGCATCTGTGATGTTAAAAATCGCTTCTTCTCTTGTTCTCCCCGTCGTCACACAGCCTGGAATGTCAGAAACTTTTGCTAGATATCGATGGGAACGTCCGTCATAACTTATTTTTGCTACATACTTTTTAATCATCATGCTCCTCCTCATTCTTTTTCAGGATATCATCGATTCTCAAAGTCATATCATTTTCTGCTTGCTTTGTAAGCGGTCTTCCACATGTCGGACAATAGGACGGATAACATCTAAGCCTTTTATACATAGAGTCTAACTCCATGCAATTTAAACACGAGTCATATCGATATTTTTTAAAGTAATTTTTGTTTTTCATGGCGTTTGGCTTCCTCGCTTTCACTATATGTAGAAAAATTGTAAAGTATCGACAATGGGGTAAAACATCCGTCCTCCATGATTTGTATCTCTATAGAAAAGTCTTTTATAAGCCCAATTTTCGCGGAACGTATGTCTTTTTTCATTGCTTCTGCAATATCGTCCATTTTTTCAATAAGAATATCTTTAAATTTTTCATTGGTCATTCTTTATTACCTCCAGAAAACAGCTTATCGTAAACATCTCTTGCGTCCTTCCCATAAAAATAATTAATAATATCAATCTCATTCTTCGAATTTTTAATTCCAACAAGGATAACCATTTTTTCTGGGTAATCTAAATTTGCCCAGGAAATAAGTACACATCCGGCGTTGTTTTTAATGTCCATTTAAATACTCCTCCCGTTTCTATTTACAGACAACGGTTTCCATCTAATTCGTTCTTCTTTTTCAACTTCATGATGAACAGTCTCAATGGTTATGTATCTTTTTTTGCATTTTGGACATTCCCTTCTTCTTACAATTCCGTCGTCTCCTTCTCTTGTGTCCAGAACTATGGTTTTTGCTCCGCAGCTGCACGTTCTCATTGTTATCCTCCTCAATCATGTCAGTATCAACAAAGCTAACTTTTCCATCGTCAATATGCTTGAAAATCGAACCGAATCGTTTGTGCTGAAATACATCATGTCCAAACAGCATGCTGATTCCTCTTAAATACTTCCATTCTTTTTCCTTTGAAAGAATAATGCTTTTTGTGATCATATCTTCGCCTCATTCACAAATATCAAGATAATCTTTTGAAATCCAACCAAGATTTGTTCGGATCCACTCTTTATAAGAACTTTTTACCTTTACTGTATCACCATTATTCACATATCCAATTATTTCGCCCCCAGGAGATGTCCGAACTCTTACTCGACCATTTGAAACCACTGTAGCGGTCGTATCTTTTTTGTAAATATCAGAAGAAAGATATTTCATAAGCACCCAACTATGCTGGGCTTCTCCGCCTTCGTCTACTTTTGCCCATTCCCCGCAAATATCGATAACTTCAACTTCGTCCTCCAAGTAAAACCGACATTCAACATCAGAATGAATATCGGGATTAGCTCTCCCATTAAGCCAACTGTCTTCATCGACACATACGTACATCGTTTCTGCACCCGCGCTCGGAAGCAACATAGTAATGATCAATAACACGTTAAGAAGCAAAACGATCGTACTTAAGATAATTCTAAGTGTTGCTTTGTAATTCATGGTACAAACTCCTTGTAAACAGAATATATTGACATCGTAAAAAGAAAGAGTCCGTGTTAGGACTCAATCTCTTCTGTGTTGACTTCTTCGTTTTCTATTAATTGATTGGCTAAGTGTTTTTTTCTAATCATGTAGAGGACGATCATAAGTATTGCTGGCCATATAACCACTTCGAATAGTAATAGAATAATTGAAAGGGACCATGGGCCGTCATCATCGACATGCACCCCAAGCTCCTCTTCAATAGGATCATAATCTTCAGTAGAAGCATTAACCAGATAATAGATAAACCCTCCTACAACACAGAGACCAACAATTATCCAACCAAGAATAAACCATACCATTTTAGTCAACTCCTTTCATAAATATCGTTGTTTATCTCGCGAATATATTAATCTTCCGCATCATCTGATACGTACATAAAAAATATAGGTCCTAAAAGAACAATCCACCAACTTTTAAAAACAACAGATGCAATTGTAAAGAAAGCCATAACGATCGTGTCTACTATAATAGAAATAAGATACAGTCTACGAAAGTCGTTCATTTTATCACCTCGGTTCTTACTCCGTTTTTTATCTCGGATATGCAAATATAAGGAGTCTTCTCTGTTGGAGTTTTGGAGCAAAAATATGATAAAATAATTCTGCTGGTGCGTCTTTTTACGAGTGATCTTAGATAAGGACATTCGATCTCCGGTGCTTCTTTAACACATCCATGTGCGTATTCGTATGATCCACACCTGACAAATATATCTTTTTCAATCCAATAGTCACAAGCGCGACATCGTTCTGTAAGATAACCGGTAGAACTATGAGTCATGTTCTACTCCCTGCACAGCGCATCAGAAATTGCTTTATAAATTTTTGATGCATTGCCTACGCTTTCTGAAAAATTGTCGGAAACAGTTTTAAGATAACTGTCAAATTTATTAAGTGCAGATTCCTTAGCCTCAGTTACAATCTGATCTTTAAGTTTTTCTGTATCTATTGTTCCCATTCTCCTTTTGGCTTCTTCATACACCTGCTTTTTTACTTCAGAATAGGAAGTGTGTATAGCATTATTCACTTCTTTTTGAATCTCTTTCGTTTTTTCCCTCTCGATCCTGTAGGCGATATCCTGCACTGCTTTATGAACTTCCCTGTTTATAGCTGCCTCTGTAGCCCTGTCCACAATCTCTTGTCTTATATCAAGAATACAATCGTCCGAAAGATCTTGAATTACTTTTTCTGCATCTAATCCGATCTTTCCAAGTTTTTTATTTATCCTATCCACATCTCTATTTCTGGATATAGATATAATCATGCTTACACTAGAGAATATTGCGGCCCCGATTCCTGCTCCGATAATGATGATGTTCCTATTCATGTTTTTCTCTCCTTTACGATATAAAAGCAGATTCGTTAAAGTTCTTTTTCTCCCCAAGCGCTTTTGCAATGGCGAGATCGATCCCACTTTGACTCCGAAGATGAAAGTAATATAAATCTCGGTATGGGGTGTTCAATCGGTCGATCCTTCCAGCAGCCTGCTGCATGGTTTTGTAACTGTAGTTCTGAGAATAAAACACCATCGTATTCGTTTCAATGCAATTCCACCCTTCTGCTCCAGCCGCATACTGCACAAAATACAACCATCGGTCCGTAATGGGAATCGGTTGATGTTTATGTCCGTTCCATTCTGCGGTTCTCGTTCCTGGAAGATAGGCAAGTTCTTTTAAAATGGACAGTTCATAATCGAAATTGTAAAAGACGATTATTTTCGGATGCCTTTCCGCGATTTCCAGAAGCGCCGCCTGTCTGGATTCATCGGAGTTTACTACTTTACGAAGTGCATAACATATAGATGCAGCATTTATAAGCGGCTCGTCATTCCATATATCCCATCGCTCCCTCATGATACGCTTGTAATCGATAACAGAATATCTTACAAATATGTTTTCATGATGTTTTGTCGTGCTTCTTATCTCTTTTTCCTTTTTCTGATCCATCGATACCAGAATGTCAGATCTGTGTTTAAGCAACAGACCGGTGTTCACGTATCGATCTATTTTGGGATATTTTGTCGCTCTTGAATATATAACATGCTCTCTTATGAATTCACTCCGGTTTTTATAGAATCCATTGGCAACAAATACTGGAATATAATCTGACCATGTGTCTCCAGGGGTAGCGGAAAGAAGAATCCATCTATTTTTTCTGGCTGTTATTAGAAAATTCTTCACCCATGTGCCGCTTCCGACTACCCTTTGTTCGTCAAATATAAAAAAAGCTCCCTGTACTTTTGAGTATTTGTGAAGATTATTCCAACTATCTACGACGATTGTGTTCGCATACAGATTCGTTTCCTTATTTATTGACATCAGGAACCGGGATAGTTCTTTTTCCCATTCCAGAGTATCTCTTTTTCTTGCCGTAGTAATAATATATAAATCCATTGGGGGATCATCAGCTGGAATATATTCGCCCCCAAGAAGGAACGACTCGCTCCCTCCGTTTAAAAGGTAATAGTAGCCTATGGCCGTAATGCTTTTTCCGCTGCCAACTCCTCCGTTTAAAATGCATCCGTTTTTCATCTTTTTTATAGCTTCCATCTGATATGGATATAGATTCACACCGGCCATAGGATACTACCTCCTTTCAAAATAAGAGGGTTGAGCTTCCGCCGGGATACAGTTTAAAGGCAGGTTTTCCCCGTTGTTCGAAATTCTTGCTTTCGCTCAGTCTTATTAAGACATACCTTGCCCGTCGCTCAAATTACACCCTCGGTAGTCCGTAGGGAAACCTCGTTATATTACAGGACTTATGCCGTAGCTACATCAGTTCCTTCCCTCATGGAGTCACGAAGCTTACGATAGTGAGCCGCATAAGGGTCATCCTCCGTACGCTGCTCGACATACATCGTCCGAATATACAAATTCTTTTCCCCTGTTTCCACGTTATAGATATGGGGGTTAAGAACAACATTCACATTTTTTACACGAATGTTGTCGAGTTCGCATACCGTGTTTTCATCCAGAAGACGGGGCTCGTATTCGTCGTTGACCAAGTACACCTTGGGCAGGTACTTTACCAGCTGCCCGGTCTTCGTACGGTATTTTAGCTGAACCGTAACAAAATATTCCGGATGGAACGTTTCGGGATCATCATCAGGACGCATGTTTGTTTGACGCACAGCAAACCCATCGTCCATAAGCTTCATTGCAAGCTCTTCAGGAACCACAATGTTTGCCTTCCTAAGAGTGCTTCCATATTTACGGTCCTTTTGAGGATCGCCAGAAAAATTAGTGTCAAAGATAAACCGGGTATTGTCAATAGCAATCGTGTCAAACATTTTTAGATCTCCTTTAATAATTATTGATAAGAATATGCCGTTCAAAATTATGCGTCCTGGCCCAATGGAACCACCCCCTTTCATGAAAAATAAAAGAGACACCTTTGATTTAGGTGTCTCTTAAAGACTACATAAGTCGGATTCCATATTGTTCTAATAACTGTTTAAATAGAATTTTTTCTTCCAGACTTGATCCACTCATCATAAGTTCCTTGTACGCTTTATAAACGTCATAGCAGTTATCAACAGCATATACAATTTTTACCGAAGGGTAATTATAAGCAAGAATCTCTTTTTCAAGAATAAGCTCCCTGATAATTTTTTCGGTTTTCGTTTTGTCAATATACGTGTATCGCACAACATTAAAAAGCTCATCAAGTCCATAAATGTAGATCCTGTTGTGAATATCCATATTCATTTCCTCCTTTGATGATCCGACTCCATAAGAATCATTGTTTATCACGCGAATCAAAAAGGAACGTCGTTTTCATCATGCCACGCTTCGTCGGAAACAAATATCTCGAAATCACCATATTCTGATATGGAATCAATCGCGTCTTCTGCTAGCTTTTTATAATATGAAATATCTATTTTGTCCTCTTTTCCAAGATTACTGACCATTTCTGATTCCATCCACCTATAGCCTGTAGCACCTGATAAATATGCGTATTTGCCTTCTCCAGAACTCCTTAAGAGAAGTCCTCCTCCGGTTCCTGGGAGAACAGGTGTGAACAGCCCCACCTTTCCTACAAAATGATAGTTGTGTTCTCCTTCTGCCATACCTTCATTTAAATCAAGATATATCGCCGTCGTAGTGCTTTTTGTTTCACAAAAGTCTTTAAACTCTACCTTTTCTTTTGAAAATAATGTTTTATACACATATGGAACAGCGAATTGCGCGCCAGTAGCGGTCCATTCTCCGCCGTGTTTCATATTTTCTTTCGGAACCGGAATACTATCCCCATATAGAAATTTACAATGATCTTCCGTTGCAAATTTCGCTATATACACAGAGTTATTTACAAGACACATCCTGTCGTACGTAGCCTCATGCTCAAACGTATATCCGTATTTTTTTCCAAACTCGATCACAAAATTTATGATTTCCGAATCTGCATTTGGGATCTTAATGGAATCTGTTTTAATATGTGCTACTGTATATCCTTTCTTTATGACTTCTTCTTTTAGATCAGTCATAAACAAAGCCCCGCGCTTTGCAACGATGTTGTCTATGTTTCGCTTATCTCTGTACACATTGTCGAAACTTGCAGCAGTGTTTCCGTAGGCAGAGTTAATTGCTGTTTTCAATGCATTTGCGAGATCTTTTGCTGTTATTTCTCCTTTTTCGATCAACTCAGTATATTGAAGAAGTTTTCCTCCTAGAATATGGTCAAGCTCTGACCATGCTTCATGCTTTACGCTCCCTCTGCCAATAACGAGTTCGTAAAAGTTTTTTGTGTACCTTTCTCCAAACAGCATCTCACAAATCATCGAAAACGGATGCATCGAGTACACGTCCAGAAGGGCCACATCTGCATACATTCCTGGTTCAGCGCATACACGCCCTCCTTCGCCTATCTCCTCCCCCTTGTAAGTAGATTTACCTTTCTCAAATTTATATCCCGGAAAATATGGCAAATAACTATTTGCTTCACCATGTCTCTGGGCCATCATTTCCGGAGCGACCATAGAAAGAAAATTAAATTTTGCATCGCTGATTGCCAGAACCGGTTCAGCGAGATTTCGGTATTCAAATTCCGATTGAGGATTCCTGTTGTTGCCAAAAACAATCCTTGCAGATAGCTCATTGGTCGTATTATTGACCGTCATCCCGGCAATATCGGCCAGAATTTTTCTTGCCGTCCAGTCTGCGGATAGATAATGAAATGCGGCTTCTGCTGCAATAACGTCATTATCGCAATATTCAGAAACTTTGGGCCATAAAGATTCGTCAACAGGTTCGTCCCATGGCAACCCTAATTCCTGATGATGAATCCCCATTTCTATCTCTAGCTTTTTTAGACTTTTTTTGTTCTGTGCCGATGCGAAGTCATAAATATCCGTATAGGAAATATTATACGCTTTCCCGAAAAAGCTGTTTCGGTCTTTATTGATTATTCTTTGAGACAAATCGAACAGTTCTCTGACCGAATAGCCAATAAGTCTTCCATATAGAATATGATTGTCATATCGTCTGCAATTGAAACCGATAAGCCTGTATTTTATAAGCTTTTCAATGTCTTTCGCAGTAGGATTGATCATCCTTACAATCTTTTTCCCTTCTCCGGCAAGCTTCCAGTTTACCAGAAACAAATTTGGAAATACTTCCGCGTCAAAGAACACAATTGGACGTTCCTCATAACTCTGAGACTCGTCCAAAATGTCCGTTTCCTCGGATTTAAACTTCATTTTTCCAACCAGTTTAAGACAATAATCGGATTGGTTCGTACTTTTCGAGGCAAAGCTTATGATTGCGTTTCTCATATCCGATACATCGTATTCAATGCCATTTTCATAAGCTTCTGAAAGAAGTTTGTGGATAAAGTCCATGCTCGGTTTGGTGTTCGGATATATTTCTTTTCTTAGATTTTTTCCGATCATCACACGTAAATGATTTTCGTTTTTTATCGTTTTTTCTGCTATCGTATCTCTCACCTCACGAACAGGAAGACCTGTTTCGATCTTCCCAATTTCAAGTTGATTACATTTCGTAAGCTTTCTCCTAAGGCTGCTCTTCCCTAGAAACACTTTTATTTCAATATCTCTGTCATATAGTCTTGAAAGTTTGGATGCGTCTCCTCCATATAGATAATGTAAGTGAATACCGTTGCCACTTTTGCTAACTTCGGCATATGTTGGCGGCCATTTATTCGCTTCCTCAAGGTTTTTTGCAAGGGACTTATTTCCGTTTTCATCTTTCAGGTCGAAATCTATTACGATATGATTTTCCGGAAGAAGTACAAAATGAGTTCTGGATGTGTCCAGGTCCTTGAGCAAAGTGGAAACATCGTCCCAAGGCTTTGTTGGTGTATCGCGAGAACTCGCATATTGTGCCGGACATTCTCGATATGCTTCGTCCGCAACCGACTTTTCCTGTGAGAACACGATCCATCCCGAATAGACTTCTTCTTTTTTTTCATCCCCGTTGTTGAAAATATCTTTTTTGAATCCGGAATAATAATTTCTTACCCTTGTTCCATCCTCAAGCGTGATCCTTTCGAAATAGTCGTCAAAATAATTTTTTAGCTCTTCCTTAAACGTACGCTGTGGATACATATACATGACCTTTGCGTCTTCACAATAGGTTTTGTACATTTCCCACGCTGTTTTCAGAGTTGTATCTCCTTCCTTTCCAAACACATACCATGAATCAATGATAAAATTATAAAAATCATTCGACGCACCAAGCATTTTAGTAGGTACATAATCGTCATACGCTCCGGGGTTAGATATGTATACATTTTTGCATTTGCTTGCGATCTTTCCCAATTCGAAAGTTATTTGCTGCATTACTGCAGTATATTCCATAGGCGGTATTTTATCTCCAGTTGGAGACACGTCAATAAGCCTTCGAATCAGTCCGCTTTTGGCATCCGTTATCTTAACCGGACGATTTGTTCCCATGAAAAGAAAAGACTTAAACCTGTTTTCGTAACTCGCTTTAAATTTCTCGTTTACTGTCATCCATTCGTGCGACACAAGACTATTAAGACGGGTATTGTCTTCGATTTTCGACAAATCTCCATCATGCTGTATCGCGACAAGCGGATTTTTACGAAAAGATTCAAGGGCAAAGGAATTGCTTGACGAACCTAGTGCTTTTGCATCAAACACAGAAGTATACCCGTCAAATAGCTGCTGAATGATGTTTAGTACGGTGGATTTTCCGGTACCGGAAGACCCGTAAAAAACCATGAATTTTTGTATTTTTCTAGAATCACCGGTTACGATCGATCCTATTGCCCATTCGATTTTTTTTCGTTCTTCGGAGGAATACAAAACGCTCATCAGCCGGTCCCATGCTGGGGTATCGCCTTCCTCGAGCGGATAATTTAGTTTTTTGCTGGCGTAATCTTCTTTTTTGGTTTCATAATTTGAGAAAATCAATTTTTCATCAAGCATATGAAACGAATCACGAGTCTGTTTCTGACAATACTTATGCCACGCATCTATCATTCCACTCTGGGCATCTCTCATCCTAAGAACATGAATACTTCCGTTGAATGTGTTTTCGTTCTTTTTTACATAATCGTCCAGTTCAAGATCAATCAACCTTACAGCGTCCTGTTCGTCTGTCGACCATAGTCCTTTGTCTGCTACCCATATAGCATAAAAATCTCTCCCTCGAATCATGAGGTCAGTGCTCTTTTTTATAAGAAAACTTGGATATATCTCAAAAACCCCTCTTTTTGTGGGTCTGGATCGTACCTCCATAAAATCAAGCACTGGGGCACCTACCTTCTGGAATCAAGATACAGCATCATCTGATACCATATCTCGACAAGCCTCATATCTCTGTCTGAGTTATTCACCGTTATATATCCTCCTTTACCATTCGGTGAATATAGCCTCTCGTTAGCTCTTCTGATGGTGTTTTTTACTATTACGCCATTGAAATGACAATCATCCATTCCATCCAATCCAAGACTGGAAATCATAGACCAAAACCATTCCGAAGTACGATCCCCGAAATCGGAATCGCTCATGATATGCTCTTCTACACGAACGGCCAGCCCGACCATCATTTCTAACACACTGCATGGACGATTGTCCAAATAGTAAAAAATATCCGTGGACTCAAGCCCTTGTTCATACGCAAACCGATAACGGAGGTCCGTCCCGTCATCAGCTCTGTTTGCGTCCATTTCGATAGAGTACGAAAAAGTCTCTTCAAATAGATAGCACAAAAGCTTGCTCCAGGACGAACCCCCGTGTTTATGGTCGAGTATGAAATGACATATCCACCGAAAATATAGATCTGTCAAATCATTCCTCATACGTTCTTATTACTATTCCTCCTCGAATCATGGTATTTCCGTTTCCAAAAATTCTTCATATGTCCTTGGGTCCAGCAAGATCTCATAATCGATTTCTCGCTGCTCGTTCCTGACATGAACAGAATCTTCCTCATAGTCTCCAAAATGAGATAGAGAGTCTCTTCCTACCGCCATTTCAAGCTCGTCTTCTTCCATTACACCGTATCGGTCATCGACAAGTACACCGTCGGCGAAATAGGTTAGATTTATTGTCTGATAGCCCATCTCTCCGAATTCCTCGGGAGAAATGATTGATATTTTGGCCTCTTTTTTTAAAGGCGAATCTTTTTTATCGGAATCATCCCCTTTCCAAAATTGTGTATAATCGGTTCTTTCCGTCGAAAACACTTTCAGTTTTTCTTCAACTGTTGTCTTGTTTTTTGCTTCTTCTACTCCTTTTTCGTAATTTTTTATTGCATATTTTTCGCTTTCTTTCCGATAAGTATCTTTTATCGAATCCACCCTTCTTTGAAATTCTTCCTCCATGGGTTTACGCAATATCATGTACGTTATTGCGGATCCGATAACGCTTCCGGTAACAAACCCTATAGCTGAACAAATCAGGCGATTCAAATATCATCGACCCCTTATTCCGTTATAAGTCCCTTGTCTTTGGCAATTTCAAGAATGTTGCTCTTTGCATTGAAATCCAGGAAAATAACCGGCTCTGGTTCACCGTCTTCTCCAGTACGGAATAGCTCCGTAATGCCAAAATCAATATATTCCTGATATTCCGGATCGTTTTTATCGTATACCCAGCCAACATTCGAAGCAGCAGCAGAGCGTTTCATCCCAAGCAGAGCATACACATCATTTAAATTCAAATATCCATATGCTACCAACTGATGGTTTGCAATTTCTTGCTGAGCCTTAACAAACATCATGTTATAATCATGGTCATTTTCGTATGCTTCGATTGCAGTTTCCCGGTCGAAATACCTCGAAAAGCCAAGATTCTTATCCGTAGAAACTGTACGCGTGATCTTTTTTACCGTTTTCTTTTTTCCATCTTCTCCTACGATTGTTTCTTTTACTTCTTCAAGAGCCGCTCCTGTTAAAAGGTCCAAATCTGCGTCCTTGCCATATTTTGTCACAACCCGATTTCGATATTCGTTGAAGCTTTCACTAAGCGTGAAACATGTTGCGGCAAGAGCAACCGCTCGCTTACGCAGAATGACATTAGAGGCAATTAGACCTGAGAAGGAGAGAAGTCCGATTCCTACAGAAGGGAGATAGATTTTTGCAATTTTTAATCCGTTTTTCAGATATACTGCGGCGAGCATCCTTCCGGATTCGTTATTCTCTTCTTTAGTATTTTCTTCGGAGGTAGAATCATATTTTTTATGAACGTTCTCAATTTCGTTTTTTGCCTCCGAAATTGCTCCAGGAAGCTTTCTGAATGTCTCAACGCAAGAGACAACGACGGTCGTTACAAGCCCGATTCCTCCCACAACAAGAAGGATCTCAGGAGATTTTTTTGACATTGCATTAAGCAACTTTTTTCCAGTGTTTTGGATTGCTGTAAGCTTCATTTTTTTTACTCCTTATCCGGTGTTGTTTTATCAAATTTATTAATGAGTCTTTCCAGATACCATCTGGCCTTTTTGAGGTCTTCAACTCCGCCTTTTTTGTTCCACCTAAGAATATACTTTATAACCTGAGCCGTAAGCACAGCGTATACTCCATGAAGTTCATCCGTGAATGACTCTATTACATCGATCGCTTCAATTCCGTTAGACATATAATGACGCGGATGGTTTACCGCATCGTGGGAATCGTCCTTATATGCCATATTATTACCTGTCATGTTATTACCTCCCCACTGGCATTGCTGTAGGAAGCTTAAGCACGTATCCATCCTTCACCGCAGTTACTCTCGAACTTGACAAGTCTGTCCACCCGTATTGTTTATCAGGGTAGTCATAAGACATATCAACAAGCTGAAGGAGATCAGCTATTGTCACATATGGCTCTCTTGAAAGAATATCTCCCAGTCTGTCAAGAACCAGCTCAGCTTCTCCGTACGTTTTAAAAACCAGATCTTCATATACGTATTTATTTCTTATAGATGGCCCTTCATTTTGAACGCGTTCTTTATCGTAATAAGCTCTGTAGCTTATCTGACCGGCTGAGGACGATCTTGGACGCCCCTTCCCGTCAGGATATAGCATCATCTCCATACCGTTTGTTACAGTATCCCACAACATTTTTTTAAACAATGGAATGAGAACTGTTTTAAATATAGATCTTCCTATGATTTCAATATCTTTTGCCATCCCGTTTCGTTTTCTTTTCTCTACATTTGTTACTATTGGTTCAAGTTTGTCAGCCACATACATCCCTCCTTTTCTAAAAAATAAAATAAAGAGTGATCGATGTGACCACTCTTTATGAAACAACATTATTTCATTTGTCGCTTACTTCAATTGCCTCCTCCTTATTCAGCTTTTTTGTTCCGTTTTTGATCTTGTTTACAATGGGCTTTACGATTTTAGAACCGACCAAACCAGTCAGAAAGCCGGTGCCAAAGACAATAAGCGCACCAATAAGATCCGAACCACCGGTAACCAAAGATTTGTTTTCGTTTTCAGGCATGATAGTAACCTCCCTATAATAATGTGGTTTCCATAAAAGCTGTTGTATTTTTCGCGAATCAGAATGTTCTGTACTCTGGCAAAACATAATAATTCACGACAATACATGGACGCATGTCTTCAGACATTTTTGTCGAGAAACTTAATTCTATAAACCCTTTGTCGATATTCCATCCAAGATCGTCTCCTATGGATATTTCTGGGAGACCTATCTCTGAATAAAAATCGTTCAAAGAGATAAACATTTCTGTAAGCATTCGTCTATTGATCTCATTCACTGCTTCTTTAAGCTGCTCAGTGTCCGACATAAAATATCTTCCAGATACAATGTCATAGCATAATGATTTCCCCCATCCCGTAGTTATGATCTCCGCTTCACGTAATGGATTCTTTTGTATGTGGTCATCCGCTATTTTATCCATTACTTCTCTGTTCTTTTCTTCTCCAATAACAGACACAACTTTGTTTTTATATTCCCCGTAAGCAGCAGATGTAAAAGAATATGCCGCTGCCAATGCCCGATATCTCTTAGACAACACCCCATGGGAGCCTAGAATGAGAAATATTGAACATGTCTCCGCCGCAATCGATGGGACATATATTTTCCATGTAGATTTAACAATGTCTGTTATTCCTAATTCGCCCTCTTCTTCCTTCTTTTTATCGATAACTTCTATTGCTTTTGGGGTTTCCTCTATTGCCAAATATAGAGCGTATACTCCACTTAGAATTCCGGTGACCAACCAGATTCCAGGATAATGCTTTGCTGACGATCTACATAAAGCTTTCAAGCCCCTACTAATAATTTTTGTGTCCATCTTTCCCTCCATTTTCATCGATTAATATTTCAAGAATATTCTCCAGCGCATTGACCATATATGATCCGAAACTATATGTAATTCTATGCTCGCTTTCGACCATTATCTCCTCCAGTTTATTCCTGATTTCTTTTATTTGATCGATCGGATTTCCTGAAGATTTATAAATCCTCCTTTCGAGTTCATAAGTAAGCCAAATCGTATACCATCGTAAATTTCTGTAATATTCATTCCATGATTTGGATGGATAAAAAAAATAGAGCTCACGGCTCTTTCGTAGGATCTCTATTACGTGTTCTTTTGTCATATTTACCCCTTATCAAGCCTATCACGAATTTTCTCATCGATGAGCCTTTCTATTTCTTTTTCATCAAGCCAATGCTCAACTGCCTGCAATAGCAAGCCGATAATTGTGATTACTCCTCCCAGAAATTCCAGCTTAGATTTTTTTTTCATTACAATCCCCCTCAGAAATCAAGTCCTTGAAAAGTTCGTAATATTTGTTATTGTTTCCATAAACACGTTTACATATTGCCATCGCCAACCCCTTTTCTTTGTCGTATGGCTCATTCCTAGCATTGACTACCGTTTTTGATCCGTCATTCCACAGTACGATTGTTGCTGGAGGGTTAAAAATGACTTTTTTTTATTTGGAAACACCAAGCTGAAAAAACACAACCGTTCGCGTCACATGTCCATTTGTAATTCATTGCTTTGAACTCTTTCATTTCTTACTCCTTATTTATTTTTTGTGATGCTTATATTTAAAGAATCGCCTTCGATAATGGATTTTATAACAGAGCCTTTTTTTAGCAGAGAATATTTTTTGGGATGGCTATCTGGAAGCGCTTTCGTTTCTCCCTTTAAGGCATAAGAATGCTCTATCTCTTTTAGGTCTTGTCCTATCTTGAAAGACATAGCACCGATTACATATGCAGCAATAAGCCCAATAGCACTTCCAACAAGAGTTTCTACAGTTTTTTTAAACATTTTGTTTCCTCCTTTCGTAAACCCAAGAAGAAATTTTGTATGTTGCGTCTTTTAACCACATAAACAAAATAAACAAACAAGTTAGAAGTGATGCAAGAGTAATTAGTAGTGCAATGATCCGTTCCAGTCCCATTTAAATTCCTCCTTTACAAAAAACAGAAGGGTTTGCGGCCCTTCCGTAATTGATCTCCAAATCAGATATGTGCTTCAATCCAATCAAACAACTTGTTTATCGCTTTAATAATAATTTTACCTGTTCTAAAAAGCGCTGACACAAGACAGACGCCCAAGAACCCAAAGAAAATTATGTTTAAAAATCCCATATACATACCTCCATTTAAGTATTGAATACATTCTGATTCAGGTTTCCATAATACTGCTTGTTTATTTCGCGAACTCAAATAAATTTCCGATCGAATACAGTTTCCCACCTCTCTTTTGGAAGCGGTTTTATTCTTAGCTCCCACATAATCTTTCGTACTGGTACTGTAGGATATATCCCGTTTTTTGGAATATCCGCGTACGAGTCAAAAATATCCCTGAACTTAGAATGAACATAAATAATTCCACAAATCCATGGATCAACGCAGTCCCAGTACGTTTGTTTTCTCAGAGGATCAAAACGCTGCTGAACTACAGCCAGGCCACGGTTTCCTATCCGAAATAACGTACATATATTGTATACCGGATGATCGCATACGTATCGTTCACCGTATCCAACCAACTCTATGCATGGCTTTTCTAAATGATATCTCATAATCGTTCCCTCGAAAAAAAAAGAGGATGTGTATCGAACACACCCCCTCTTTACTCTACTTCGTAGGCCTAAAGTGTCTCGTAAGACCTTTGAATACTCCAGAAGAAATCGCCCCGGTCTTTTCGAATTCAAATCCCTTATTCATCCAAACTCCGTAAAATATAAGTGGCAGAACGATTGCCGCTATATCGATCCCATATCGAATCAATTTATCTGCAATTTCCCTGTCAGATTTGATTGATTCGACCTTCATCTTTACAAGACTCACAATCTTTTCGCTTATATACTTTTTTTCCTCGTTCGTTACGGCATTCGAAAGTTCGTTCTTTGCCTCAGAAATTTCTTCATCGAGCATCATCGTTATTTCCTTACTCACAACCAATAACCTCCTTTTATAGATTCCATAATAGTTATTGTTTTTCGCGCGAATTAACGACTACTACCGAAAAAGAGATTCTTTTCTTCTTAACCAGATCTTCCAACGGAATATTCAACTGCGAATATAGTTCAGTGTTTTGTTTGTCCTGAGTATCGACATAGATTATCCCAGAAATTTTGTCTTTTCGAGTAATCAACTTTACGATAAATACCAAAGCGAAAACAATAATCGCCAATGTTATAACCGTATCGTTTATCATATTGCCTCCTTGTAAACGATAAAACATATTATTGTAACCTGTGTGCTTTAATCCCTTTTCTTATCGATAATCCAAAATACTTTCCTATATAAAACGTACCAACAATCCTTAGGCAGATAAATACTATATCTCGCCTTTAACTTTTCGTAACCGACTCCTGTTGTAACAGCGGCAATAAGAGCATTGCAGTATTCTTGCGACGCTTCTTTACAAGATTGTTCTACAATGTCTATTCTTTCTTTTAAAGAGATCAATACTTCTGCATATTTCTCTGTTATACTAGGGTTTGGCGATGCGTTCTCTGATTTATCGTTTGCCAGTACGATAGAAGAGCTTCTCATTATCCGGTCAATGGACGTATACTTGTTTTTCCACTCATGGTATTGCATACAGAAATGCTTTAGCTCATAGTAACGATGTTTGCTTATCCAATACCTGTTTTTTAATGATAATTCCGGGCGAATGGTAGTACCCATAACAACACCTCCAAAAGAATTCTAACAAATAGGTATAAGAAGGCAAATCAACCTGAGTGGAATTCAGTAACCCATCTTCTTTTTGTTTTGTCAGAAGGATAGTCTTCAAACTCTATTGCGTAAGAAGTTATTGTTCCTTCCACCACACCCAAAATAATATCTTTTCTATACTGTTTGTACGGAAACATATAATCAAGCAATAATCTATGCGTCTTTCCACATACTTTACATTGATATCTGTCTATCCTTATTTTATTTTTTATTCCATATTCATTTATGACTATTCTCCATACCCGATCATACCGAATAAGATAGGGTGAACCACAGTTCGGACATTTATTATCTTTTTCAGTAATCATACGTTTCTATCCTAAAATAGATTATTTATTCTAGAATAGAAAAAATAACAGAAAGAGTCAATAACCCTTCCTGTTATCCTATTTCATAAATTTTTCCTGGTAATGAAATTTTGGAATTAGCACTTCTACCAGTCTCTTTCTTGAATCTGTACGCTAAATTTGATTTCGCTTTGTTTGGCGTCGTAGCATATGTGCTCCCGCTCCATCTATTAGAAATTACCCGTTCAAACTCTAGAACTACACCGTCATAGTAATATTGCTTTTTTTCCAT